TATATATTAAAGGGCATGGGCGCGGATCGTGTCCCCGGTCGACATCTGCATAAAGGCAATAAAAAAGACGGCCATTTCTGACCGTCTCAGGGGCTTTATATTGCATTGTGATGTATGGGGCGGGGTTTACGCTGCGGCTTCGTCCTCAATCCTTTTAAGCGCCTGTAAATGCGCCTCGGTGCGTTTGGCGAACCAGCATTTTTTAACGCTATGCCAACGATACCCCGCGGCCTTGAGCGCGTCGCGCGTTTCCTGCGAGGGCTTAGAAGTAAAATAAACCTCGATCCCGTCATGCTCTGTATTAAACTCAACGCGGAGCGCTGCGAGCTTCGCCGGGGCTGTCTGGGGCTGATCCGCGTTAGCTTCTGCCGGTGCCGGTGCTTTGCTCTCGGCCTTGGCGGGGCGTTTCTCTGCCCTCGGTGCGCGGGGGACGACTTTCACGGCGCCGGGGCTCTGCAGGCATCCGAAATAATAAAAGTTGACGTCGAAATAATCTATCATTGCGTCGCTGTCGTCATAATTGAAGCTGTTCACATACTCGTCAACGGCTTTCACCGTCGCGCGGGTCTTATCGGTCAGGCATCTATAAAATGCGCCGTACTTGCTCCAAATTCTTTCAAATTCGGCTTTCTCCTCGGCCTTGTTCCAGCTGTTGAGGGTCCACACGCTGTTGCGGGTGGCCTTACGCCAGCACTCGGAAATGTCGTCGTCCGTCATTTCCTCATAAGCTTTGAAGATATCCGCCGGGGCTTCTTTCATGTCAACGTGCAGCTCCTGGCACATAGAAGCGTAGGACGTGCGGACGCTGAAACGGTAGCCCGGGAAAAATTCCTTGATGTAAGCGCGGACAAGCTGCGCTATCTCCTTGAGACTGCGCCCGGCTTCGTACCGTTCGCCCTTCCAGCCGTTCGCGGTGTAAAACTCGCTGCGGGTGCTCTGGGCGGTTTCGGTACTCTGCGCGGCTGTCTTGGACTTGAGCACGGGAAACATCATGTCATACTCATTATTGATCTCTTTCATGGTCTCGACGTCGCCGCCGCGGTCGGGGTGGTGGATCATGGCCAGCCGTCTAAATTCCTTCTTGAGCTCCTCAAGGTTTTTGCACTGTGCGAAATATTTCATTTTTAACCTCCGTTAATATCTGATCTGTCAGATGTTTTTTCTTGTTTACGTGTGTTATTATACAGTACGGTTAACAGTATTGCAAGCTGCAATACTGCACGAAAATAAGCACGGTAAACCGTGCAGAATGTACAAAAAGAGCAGGCCGAAAAATTTCGGTCTACTCTTTTGCTGTTTTGCTTAATCTTTAATCGATTTTTGCAGATTTGTATAAATCTTATTTAGTTTTTCAATGCACTTTTCCTCGTCTGGTTCGTCTGTCGCTTCTTTGAGCGCATCGATCACAAAGCGCAAAATTGCATTAAAAAGCCTGTTGATTTCCGCGCGGTCTGCGTTAATCTTGGTTTGCTGTGCTGACATAGATTTTAATTATCTTCTTTATCTCCTCGGCGGTATAGGTTTCTTGCTCGGGCTTCTCGTCTATGATGTTTATCAAATCATACGCTATAGCTTTCCGGGCTTCTTTCATTTCTTTCTCAGTCGGCATTATTGTACCCCCTTTTATTTTTCCGCTGTTGCCAAACTTTCCAGCAGCGCGCACCCGTCTAAACTGTCGTGTACATAGTCAGACAAGGCCGCGTTAACTGTCAGTCCGTGCGCCTCGCATAGTGCCCGAAACGCTTCGGCTTCGGGTTTTCGCACTTTGCAGGCAAGCACGGCTAAATTTTTGAGATCATATTTGTTTTGCGATGCGCGCCGTGCGTCGCTTTTTTTATCCCCTTTTGGTACGGGCAAAATATCACCTCCCCATATTTATTATAACCAACGCGCGCACGGTTAACAATATACAATTCGCACAAAAAAGTACGGTTAACCTTGTGCAAGATAGCATATTGCAATACTGTTAACCGTACTGTATAATACATACAGTCAGACAAGCCCAGACGGGCGCAGGAGGTAAAACATGAATAACAATATCTTGAAAAACTCTTTCAGCCTCAGCCATAAAATAACGGTGTACGTTCCTGGAACTGTGGACGCGAGCACGGCAGGAGATACAAGCGCATACGTGACCGAGGCCGCCGCGCTGCTGTCTGAGTGCTTCGGCGGCGCAACGTCAACGCCCGTCCGCGGGTACTGGATGAGCGAGGCGCACGGCCTTATAGCGGAAGATAATAACGCGGTGTTTGCCTATGCTGCGCAGTCTGCGCTTGATGAACACCTGGACGATGTTGTTAATTTTGCCGTCCGCATGCGAGACGAGCTAAAGCAAGAGGCCGTCGCCGTCGAGCTGGACGGGACTATGTATTTTATTTGAGGAGGATTTGACAATGTTACATCAATCAACATTCCATTTTGTCGACACGGAAGAGCAGGCAAAAAATTTCGTTGAACAGCGCCGCAAGCAGCGGCGGAAAGCCTGGTACACCCCATGGAGCAGCGCAGACGGCAAAGAATCAAAATTTATTGTCTGGTACTATCTCTATTAACAGTTTGCCGGGGCTTTTCCCGGCAGTCTGTAAAAGCGTCTTGATTGCAAGGCGTTTTTACAGGCTTTGAGCCTAAAAAATACGGAGGTATTACCACATGAGCACATTAAAAAAGCCCCTTTTTATTAACGGCATGTATAACCGCGAGGGCAAAAACTGCCGCGCGGATTTTGTGCGCGAGGTCAGCAACGGCGCGGAGTCGTACAAGCTTTGGACATGTACAGAGAAAAACCAATACCCCGCCAATGAGCGCGACAGGTATTTTCTTTATGTCGAGATCAACAACTATTTAGTGCCGCTGCGGATGACAGATTATAAATTTACCGATGTTCTGGGCTTTTTCCCGGCTTGCGTGGAACTATACGGCACGCAGGAGGAACGGGCGCGAGTTTGGCGGAGAACCGAAAACACGGACGCGCTGCGAGCGCAGGAAGAACCCGTAATACTTCGGTACGGCTCAGACCCTGCACGGCAAGCGGATTATATCCGGGATCGTCTGCGCGTTCGCGTTCGTAATTACACCGACGCCCGCGACAACGGCGGCACGTTCGCCGACTTCGTCGGNGGGAGCTTGGCAAGTGCGCGGAGCTGTCCGCAAAACTGCGCGCCGATGGAGAAGCGAGAGAAGAAGCCGCCCGCCGTGAACGTGAAGAGCAGGAAGCAAAGGAAAGAGCAGAGCAGGAAGAGCAGCACCGGCAAGAGATAAAGAAGGCCGAGGAGATTTTTACCCGCGGCGGTTTGATAAAAGACGGCGCTTTATTGGTAGAGATAGCCGACGCGCACGGCGTGAAAATTCCCTTGCGCACTCGCGGCTGGATCCTCAATAGCTTTGCACAATGCAGCATTACCATTATCGAGGGTGCGCCGCGGTACTCTGTGCGCTATTACAAGCGCAACAGCGGCACCGGCAGTACTAAAATATATGAGATCATCGAGCAAATACGCGCGGCCATAATCGCCGCGTGAAGCCCGCAAGGCCGACGGCATCCGCCGCCGCTGGTGCAAGTCCAGCCGCCTATATGGCGGGCGCTCATGGGCAAGAAAACAGGATTAAACCCGGCGAGAGATACGAGGACGCGCGCCCATCGCTATAAACGGCGGTCAGCCTGCCGGGGTGCTGATGTAAGGCCGTGGGGAGCTGGTGCACCTCTCCGAAGAAAACAGATTGCACCCGCCGCCGGACGTGTCCGGCAGGATCACCGAACGGGGCAGAGGCGAGCGACCGCGTCCCGAAATGTGAACAGGGCGCGCGGAAGTCTTGGGGGTGCTGAACACGCCCGCGGGATTTTACTGGGAAGTTTCCGCGCCCCTGAACACGGCCAATAGAAAAACTGCGGGGGTTTGTGTGAACACGCGCCCGCAAAATACTTGGGAGGATTTACGAACATGACCGAACTGAAACACGCAAAGCAGAACTATCAGGACTTGCGCCCCATCTTGGAGGCGCTTCCTCGCCACGACTTTCATATCAGCGTGGAGAATGAGCCGTACACACGCCTTGCCGCCGAGTTTCTTTACTTCTCGGACTATAAAGGCCGCCCCGTGTACTACATCGCGCATTACTCCGAGCAGAACGGCAATCTTATGGCTGATCCTGAGATTGAGTTTGCGGTCGATGAGGCCGAACAGACTATTGAACCCGTTCTTTTTTGTAATGATTATACCGGGAGCTACGACGAGGTTTACAAGGAAGTGGACGGCCAGATGATGTACTCTCAGCGTCTGCGCGTGAACCTTGACGAGTTCCTGCATATTTGGCTCAAGAACCTCAAGCAGCAGGGCTTTATAAAACTTATAAAGGAGATGTAAGACACAGAGATGAAGATTTATGCCGAATGGCTGTGTGAGGGCGAGCTGCACGAAGGCGAGTTCGACAACTGGCGGGATTTCACCGCCGCAACATTTAATATGGATGTTCAGTTGCTTTATTTCTACACCATATCACCACCAAAATCACCGCCAAAAGCTTGTTAGGGGAACTGCACAGAAACAGGTCACTACGTTCCCAAAACGTCCTCCGGGAGGGCTGTACAACATTAGGTCACTACGTCGGGGGATCTGTACAGAATCACCCCACAAGGTCGAGGAGAGCCACAGAGAATCACCCGACTACGTGGGGAAAACTGCACAAACTTTGCTGCGTAGATGGGCAAAGTATTATGAACACAATACAAAAATCTGCGTATTTGACATCAAAACCGAGAGAAACACCGATTTTGCGCTTGACAGCTATGCTACCATCCCAACACCTCAGAAGAACTACACAGAATCAGAAAGGAAGATAGCAAATGTCAAACGAAATTATGAATATCAGCGGTGTGGACTGCTACGAAAAGGACGGAACTGCATACCTCAATCTTGAGGCTGTTGCCCGTGGGCTGGGATTTACTCGCATTGCCGCCAGTGGCAACGAAGTTGTCAGATGGGAGCGAGTCGACGGGTATTTGCAGGAACTGGGCGTGCCCACTTGTGGGCACGACGATTACATCCCCGAAAATATCTTCTACCGTCTCGCAATGAAAGCCAAGAATGAAACTGCGGAACGATTTCAGGCGCTTGTTGCTGATGAAATCATCCCGACGATAAGGCGTACTGGCGGCTATGTGGCAAATGACGATATGTTCATCGACACATATTTGCCCTACGCGGACGAGCAGACGAAGCTCCTTTTCCGTTCTACGCTTGAAACGGTAAAGAGACTCAATGAGAAAGTCAAGGCTGATACGCCGAAGGTCACTTATTTCGACGCCCTCATTGACCGAGGGAACGATCTTTCATTCCGAGAGACCGCCAAAGAACTGCACATTGGGGAGCGCGAAATGATACGGTCATTGATTGCCGCGGGCTATCTTTACAGGGATAAGAAACAGCAGCTCAGACCATACGCCGAGACCAATAACGGCTACTTCACTCTCAAGGAGTACGTCAACGGCGATAAAACCGGCGCGCAGACGCTTGTGACTGTCAAGGGCAGAAAGAAGATCGCGAACATGTTCGGGAAAGAGATATAGAGAACCACACAGAAACAAGGAGGAACACATGAAGAAGTATTACAGCACATTGCATTTTTACTTTGAACAGCGCTTGCAGCTTCGCGGCTATGATCGTGACTTCTGCGAGATGTGGCCGAACGGAAGGCTGCATTGGGCGGTCTACACGACCCGCGGGAAAGTTGGAGAGATAAACCAGTACCGTGATAACTACGGCAGGCGCGGTATATATTACGGCGTTAGTCTGGTGGATGGCGGCTATTGTGGGAATGCGAACACTCTCTTTGAGGCAAAACAGTTAATTGCCGAGAAATATAAAGAAGTCCCCGAAACCGGTACAGACATCGTTTCGTACCTTGCCGATCCGAACGCTGAATTTTTCCCCACACCCAGCGCGCTTGCTGGAAAGATGTTCGGAAATATAAAGGAGCCCGACGAAATCTGTACAGTCTTGGAGCCGTCAGCGGGAAAAGGTGATCTTGCCGAGCTGTACATAAAGTTTGCCAACAAAAGCCGCCGATACGGAAGCGATTTTGATATGGACTCCGTGGATATGATAGAGCATGATGCTAACCTCATCGCCCTGCTGCGCGGGAAGAACTACAGAGTCATAAGCGACGACTTCCTTACTTTCCATTCGCATAAGCACTATGACCTCATCATAATGAACCCGCCATTTTCAAACGGTGACGAGCATCTTTTGAAAGCGTTGGAGATTCAGGCTGACGGCGGTCAAATTGTATGTCTGCTCAACGCCGAGACGATAAGGAATCCGTATACCAACCGCCGCAAAGTTCTCAAGCAGAAACTCGCGGAGAGCGGCGCAAAGATAGAGTTTGTCCGTGACGCATTCAAGCACGCGCAGCGCAGAACCGATGTTGAAGCAGCCATAATCTATGTGAATATTCCCGCGCAGCGCAAGACCTCAACTATCTTTGAAAACCTCAAAAAAGCGCAGGCCGAAGAGCTGCACAATAACGAGCCAGAACCCGATGCCATGGTGTACGGCTCTTGGGCGGAGCAGATGATACAGTCCTTTGACTTTGAAGCGCAGCTTGGCAGGAAGCTCATAGAAGAATACAACGCACTTATGCCCTATATGATGGACGACTTGGACGCATCTAAAAGCTACATAAAGCCGCTTATATCCATCAACATAAACGGCAGTGAGTTCCAGACTGTTGGCACGTCTGGTATAGAGCGGTACATGAAAGCCCTGCGCATGAAGTACTGGCGCGGTCTGCTCAACAAGCCGGAGTTTACATCCCGTATGACCTCGAAGATGCAGAAGGACTACACCGCAATGGTCGATAAGCTCTGCGGCTATGATTTCAACCTCTTTAACCTCCAGCAGGTCTACTATGACCTCAACGCGCAGCTCGTGGATGGTGTGAAGGAGAGTATAGACGCTCTCTTTGAAAAATTCTCCGCGCAGTATTCATGGTTCCCGGAGTGCCAGAAGAATATTCACTACTATAACGGCTGGGCGACGAATAAAGCCCACAAGGTCGGCACGAAAGTCATCCTCCCAATAAACGGATTTTGCAGTTCCAGCGGCTGGAAAAACGAGAGGGAATTGAACGCGTATACGGTCTATGGAGAACTGAGTGACCTGGAACGAGCGCTGAATTACCTCGACCGAGGCGAGACTACAGAGAAGCGCAATGTTTCCGCGTGGGTAAAGCACGCTATCGCGGCGGGCGAGACGGTCGTTGACCTCACATGGTTCACGGCGAAGTTCTATAAAAAGGGCACATGTCACATCAAGTTTAAGCCGGAGGCCGCGCCGCTTATCGACCGCCTGAATATCTATGCCGCCAGAGAGCGCAGTTGGCTCCCACCGAGCTACGGGCGCAAGCACTATTCAGATATGTCTGCTGAGGAAAAGACCGTCATAGACGAGTTTCAGGGCGCGGAGGAGTACGAAAAAGTGATGGTCAATCCGTCGAAATATATTATTGAGGCCGTGCAACTGACCCAGCCGCTTTTGAGCACTGCGACATGAGGAAGGAGCTGACAACAGTGGGATTCTGTGAACGTGATATAAAGACGATGAAAGCCTTTGGCATAGGGGAGCAGATGGAAAAACTTCATGCGGAGCTGATGGCATTGCCGGATATCAAAGATGTCGAATATGATCTCAGTTCGTTTTGGAGCGATATCCCGTATGTGATTTTCCTGCCAACGTGGAATATACCCACAGCGGCAAAAGATTACTTCGACCGGAAAGCGGCGCTGCTTCAAGCGATACTTGCTGTCGCGCACGACAATGGTCTTACGCGAACCGGCGATCGCATAGAGGACTACGGCTCTTGCTGGTATATAGTTACGCGCTGTGACTGGTTGGTTAACAAGGAGGGAGCATCTAAATGATTGACCTATCTGTTGTGCAAAGACTGTTAAGGGCTTTCCCTAATTCCCTGATAAACGTCCAGTTGGAGTTTGTAGCTGACCGCAATCCGCGCGTAAACTCCTACTTCCGGCTTGATAACTGTGCGTCGGAGGAAGCTATGAAAGCCAAGGTGTTAGAGTGGCTGTCACGAGACGCATACAAGAGCATGCACTATCACACCGAAAAAAGAAACAGAGAGGTACATGAATACCACCGACAGGGGATCAATTCTTTTCTGGGAACGGCGTTCACACCGGAGGATATGGCGATTATCTATCAACGGCTTGGTAACGCTGTTTACCACCAGAAAACACTTGAGTTTATCCGAAGCGGATATGATATGGAGGTTTTGAAAAATGTCTGACTGCATCAAGAAAGAGGATGCAAAGCGCGAGTTGTGTGAGTGGGCAACAAATTTGCTTGATCCGCGATTCTTAATAAAGGACGACGCAATGTGCGTGCTGGATAATATTCCCGCTGCCGACGTTGCACCTGTGGTGAGATGTGAGAACTGCAAGAGCGGCATTATGTCAGATGATAATAAATACATAATTTGCTGTAGACTTGGTGTTGGCATGGAGCTTGATGGTTTTTGTTCGCACGGAGAAAGGAAAATAACATGAGACTTACGTCAAATACTCCACAAGGCAATTTAGAACAGTCGCTGAATCTGTTCTATGCCAAAGACGGCGAAACGTGGGTGCGCGGATACGGAGAGAACGGCACAGACATTGCCCTGCTTGATTTAATGCGAAAGCTTATATGCCGATATATGGAACCAGACGAGATTCCGAAAACCATGTCTGATGAGGATGTTATGTTTGCAATGGTGGATTGGCTGTATGGCGGAACCGATAGCATGGAGGGCGTGTTAGCACTTCTCTATCTTGCGGGGTGGGTATGCGCAGAACTGCGCGAACGCCTCAAACGGTTCGAAGATAAGGAGAACGCTAATGTCTGACATATTGAAATCGCAGTGGAGAAAAGCCCGGAAGCGCCATGTGTGCTCATTCTGCAATCAGTACATAGAGCCGGGGGAAAGGTACAAATATGACACCCTCGTCTACGAAGGAAGCGTGTACGACTGGTTTTCACATGAAAAGTGCGACTTCCTCGCTAACGAACTTTGGGGATACGTTGATCCGGATGATAGCGGGATGACGGCTGACGATTTTCAGGAGGCATGCCAGGATTTCTGCTTTCACTTTGTCTGTCCTGATTGTGAGAATTGGGACAGAGAAAATCGCGAGTGCACTGCAGATGACTGTTGCTGCACCGATAAAGCCTACGAGACGCTGAAAAAGTACGAACTTTATATGACTAAAGAAAGCGGTTTCCTTGGTTGGGAACTCAGACCGAGAAAGGATGCCGAAGCTAATGGACAAACTTAGACCGTGCCCACTCTGCGGTAAGCCTGTGGCGTTGAGCTATAGCTCACTTGCCAATGCGTTTGAAATTCGTCACGCAAAATCCGAGGACGGCTGGTTATGCTACATAGTTGAGCCGATAAAGCTTGATGCAGTATCGCTTGCAGATGCCACCGAGGGCTGGAATAGGAGATTTGACAATGAATGAGTTGAAACCTTGCAAAAAATGCGGCTATACCCGCGGCCGGTTGATACCATACGGCCATTTTCAGAGCGATCAAATTACATATCGAGTTTCTTGCCCAAGGTGTAGTTATTGCACCAAAGAAAAAAGTTCAAGAGCTGATGCGGTTGAAGCATGGAACAGGAGTGGTGACAATGGGTCAACATAAAACAAATCCGGTTGCGATCGCAGCCAAAGAGGGTAGGCTACCGCCGAAAGAGAAAAACCGCATGTCCAAGCGCCAAGCAGAGCGGTTACTCATGCTGGAAATGGAGCGGAGATTGATTCCCGCACCACTTCGAGAACAGTTCAGAATCTACCGGGAAATTTGGGAGAGGGGACTTTGAATGAAAGTGTGTGATAGATGCCGGGTGTCCAGCTGCCTACTTAACTACGGCGGTAAAGCTTGCCAAGAGGCCAGAAAGCGGGAGTGCCCAGACGTGGTATTCACTCGCGCGGACAAGATTAGGGAGATGAGCGACGAGGAGTTGGCGAAAATCATCACATCTTGTCCGGCTGATAAAAGTGGAAACTGTCGTAAACAGACGTGTGCTGAGTGTCGTCTGGAATGGCTCGAAGAACCGGCGGAGGTGCTGTAATGTCAATAAGTAAAAAGCCCCCTGAGACCATCCCCACGCCGGAGGGCGTATCTCTCTGCCCATGCCCATGGTGCGGCGCGGAGGCGCATATAACATCCCTGACCTTCCCGGCGCGGGGCATGGCAAAGACGCTCTTCGGCGTGACGTGCGTCAGCCTAAAGCATCGGACTCCTATTGCATTTGTCACTCCGCAATCCGCCGCCACGTTCTGGGCTGACTGTGCAGACCGCGCGAAAAAGGCCGATAAGACGACCATTTTCGTGACCTCGCGAGAATGATAAACGCTTTAATCCACTTTGCCGTTTCTTTAATGCGCAATTTCATTTGATTTAATTTGAGGAGTGATGCAGATATGGTCGGTACAAAGGTCAAGGCTTTGCTTGCGCTCACCGGCACGACGCATAGAGAGCTTGCCGAAGCCTTGAACATTTCCCCGCAGGCTTTAAGCAATAAGTTTCAGAAAGATAGCTTCTCCGTGTCCGATCTTATCGGCGCGGCGGACTTCTTCGGATGCAGGCTCAATTTTGAGTTCCCAAACGGCAGCAAGATAACATTTACGACCGAGGACAGGAGGGAATAATGGCGAGAAAGAAATCTCCCCGCAGTATTCCGCGCACTCAGCAGGACGTTGACCGTGCGCTTGCTCTCGGCCACGCAGAGGGCGCGAATTTCATTTCTACCATGATCCTGTTCATCCTCAAGGACAAGCACGGTTTCCCAGATGACGAGATCGAACGCCTTGCAAAAGAGGTGGACTTCTACTGCGCCCAGCTCAATTCCGGAGACATTTCATTCGCGGACGTCAAGAACGCACTCAAGCAGGAATACGACGTGACTGTAAAATTCAGATAGGAGGAAGAATACAAGAATGTACCACAAGAAACTATTCGCCGGTCAGCGCGAGTACGGCGGCGATCACTATAAGATAGTGAAAATTTACACGCAGGAGCGGGATCCCGAAAAGGTTCTTGAATACTGTCGTGCAAATATCAATTCCGGCATTTACCCGGACTACGACACATGGTATAATAACATCGCACCCGGCGGTAAATACTTCGGCGATATGAGGTATTTCTACGACGGCTGGTGCAAACTCGAAAAAGTACCGCACGGCTGGAAGTACACGCTGTGTAAACCGTATAGAGACAGAAGAGAAAGGGGAGCAGATAAGTAATGAAAATCGAAAAGATATCCGAACATCACATCCGTTTCAACAACGGTACGGTCATCAAGATTGCGCCGCAGTCTATGCGCATCGACACCACGTCGCTTTCGCTCGTGCCCAATATCAAGGACATGGACTTCAAAGAGCCTGTCGCCTTTACTGAGGGCGCGCATGGCTGCGCTTTCAGTTTCGGCAATATCGGCGGCAGGATGATACCCGTCAGCATCTTCGGCGGCGGTGCAAGCCGCGAGTGCGCCGTCTATTATGAGAATAAACTGAAACTGGTGGTGGAGGTATGCTGAACGATGGGCGCATAATGGGCTATCTCACCGGCGACCCTGTCCAGAAGTACGGCACGGTGGACGGCAAGCCCTATGCGCAGTTCACTCTTGCCTGTGAGCGCGACTTTCGCCCGCACGGCAAATCCACCTATGATTTTCCGTCGTTCGTGGCCTACGGGCGCATGAGCGAGGTCGTCACGCAGTATCTCAAAAAGGGGCAGACCGTCATCGTGGAGTATCAGCTCAAGTCAGTCTCCTATAATTTCGATGGGCGCAAAGTTACCCAGACGCGCCCCACGGTCACGAGAGTGCGCTTTGACCGGCTCCGCGACCCGCTTGTCAAGGTGCCGAAGAAAGGTGAACCGGGCAGTGAGGAATTTTATTATGAAGGCTTTGATGAAGGAGGGCTTATCGAGCATGGAGAACTTGAAAACGCAGACAGTTAAGCGTGTGTACCTTGTTACGCTCACCACACCGAACACACTTGCTTGCTTGAGTAGTCGGAACACATACTCAATATGTGCTGAGAGCGTTTCTGCGGCTCTCAGAGAGTTTTCAGCAGAATTTGAACATTGCGATGCCAGCGGCGCATATGACGTTGCTGTGAGCCTCGCAGACGCGCCGGAAAGAGAACTGTACGCAAACACGCTTGTCGCGCCCGACGCATATACATTTCTCCGCAAATGCGCGGAGGATGCGGCGATGCCCAGATGATCAAAAAGCTCCACGGTCATCCGTGGAGCTTTTCTTGTTGAACTATCTAAGTTCCTATGATACACTATAAATATCCTAACCGAAAATAAATATGAGAGGTAAATGAGATGAAAGAATGTTCTGCAGACAATCGCGAAGCGGGGGTAGACACTAAGCTTCAACCTGACAACGTGCTGGACGAACTGAACAGAGATGCGAGCAAACCGAAAAAGAAAGTGAAAACTTGGTGCATCATTGGAGGAGCCGTTGTGCTCCTGATCGCAGCATTTGCAATCGTGTTTGTGCCGAGAATAAATCTGGCAAAGGAGGCAAGCACGCTTGATGCGTCGATAGTTGCTGCGTGTACTGACTATACCGCTGACGAATATGACATTATCATGGATGTTTACGCGCAGTATGAAAGTACCACAGATGATGTGCGGAATCGAATCGCGAATACTGACATGCTCTTGGAAGCTGTTGAACAAGTGGGAACACTGAAAGCGGCGGCGGTTGTGGAGAGTATTTCTACGCAAAGTACGGTAGACGCTTCTGACTTGGACGACATATACGCCGAGATTGTTGAGTACAGCCCTCTCATGACACGTGAGCAAAAACAGACGTGCTTAATGTATTATGCTGCTTTTTCGTCAATGTTCGATGTTGAGGAGACGCTGAAAGACAAATACATTATGAGCCCGCAGTCGTACCATCGTTATTCGATAACGTCGGATTCTTTGTCGAGAAAGGAACTGGCCGACAGGGAGGTTTACTACTGCAATGTGACTATTACTTTTAGCACGAGCAATCTTTTCGGGGCAGAAGTAATGCACGACGATTTGAAGATGGAAGCCACCTATAATGTCAACGTTGATGAACTATCGGTAGAACTGTGGACAGTAAAATTCTGCGATGCTATGGACGCTTACAATGCAGAACTTAAAGGAAGATTCCTTTGATTAGGCTCAAACGCCCCGTAAAAACGGGGCGTAAAAATATTGTGTAACAGGTATTGACATTTGGGCAACCTTAAATTATAATAAGGGTGACCTAAAAAGGAGGGAGAAAATTGGCCGAGAAGAAAAGAGGCCGACCGACCGATAACCCGAAGTCCTTCCGTATTGCCGTGAAAATGGATGCAAGGACGAAAGATATTCTTGAACGCTACTGTAGGCAGGAAAATGTCACGCAGATGGAAGCTGCAAGGCGCGGGATTCGGAAGTTGGAAGTTGATTTGAAAGAAGGAGAACCGCCCCATGTTTGAGAAATACGACGCCGCATGTGCGGCCTATATAGAGAATATGCGCAATAACGAGTTGTCAGCGCAGACGGTCACCGGTTATGCCCGGACGTTCCGACTCTTCCGCGAGAGCATGGCGCGCCACGGTTTTGCGGACGTGACCGCCGCCGCGGTGATGAAGTTCCGTTCGGACATCGCGCATGATGCTATCACCACAGCAAGTCTCTACATGGGGCAGCTCCGTCAGCTCTCCGAGTTCGCGGCCAGATACGGCTACACAGAGGCGTTTGTGTTCGACGATGCTATGCCGCCCAAGGGAAAGGTCACCAGAGCCAAGAAGAAGCCGTATGAGCATGTTCTGAGCGTTGAGCAGATACATTCCCTTATCTCTGCCGAGCGCCCTGTATACGGCAAGAAAATGGCTACATGGGCAAGGGAACAGGCGGAGGTCACGCTTATGCTTCTCTCTGGCGCGCGCAACTCCGAGCTTCGTTCTCTTACCCCGGCTGACCTCGATTGGGCGAACGGCTGCATCATGCTCCGTATCACCAAGGGCGACAAGCCCCGCATGGTGCCGTTCTCTGCCGCGGCTCAGACTGCTGTGAAAAACTACCTCGCCTCCGGTATACGTCCGGACTCTGCCGATGACAATGCGCCGCTGTTCGGCTGCGTCAGCCGCAAAACAGGGGAGTGGAAGCCCTTGGAGCGTACCCAGCTCTCCGAGCTTATAAATGGGTATACCAAGTCCGTGATAGGTGAAGAAAGCGCCTGCCGCTCTCATGCTCTGCGTCACGGCTTTGCATCCGCCGCGCTTGAAGCCGGTGTTGCGGTCGACGATATAAGCGGCGTACTCGGCCACGCTGACACCAAGGTAACGGCGATATACGCCCAGCGCCTACACCCTGCAAAACTCGCAGCCAGTATCGGCAATGTGCTTGAAAACGCCGTCACAAGCCCTACGGTAGCTGTTTGATTGCGGCGATGAATTGATATGGCAAAGCCCTAAGAACGCCACGTGGACGCTCTGAGGGCTTTGTGTACATGCTTACGCTTTGGTTATCTCGTTCCATGTCGCTTTTCCGCAGATCGCGTCAGCGTCTAAGCCGTGGTCGGACTGAAAAGCTTTGAGTGCGGCTCCGGTCTGAGCGCCAAACTCGCCATCAACCCATCTTGGATTGTAGCCCTTATACTTTAACGCCGCCTGAAGCATAGCGACAGAAACATCTATATCACCATTCTGTATCTCAGGCAAAGATACCGTAATATTACGATTAAGCTTAGGCATTTCAGGGCTTAATGGAGCTATATTTTCAGCACTTCCATTATATCTAAGGACTACATCCCAAGGATAATTATAATAGCTACGAATATAGAACTCTCGACCTGTCTGATCACCAGTTTGCCCACCAGTCGTAGTGCCAAATTCATTTATTGAGGCTTGGACTATTTGTCCATTTCCACAATACATAGCAGTATGATGGACATGATTGAGAAGAACGTCCCCGCGTTGTAATCCTGAGCCGTTAGATAAATTTACTGATGCAGTCACGTCCTCAAATCCACAAGACTTAAACACGGAATACATGTTCCCGGTGTATGTAGCCCCCTTGGATTTCACAGGAACACCAGCATTCTGCCAAGCTTGTATGACCGCGGACGAGCAGTCGTAATCAGGCCCCCAACGGTTCGCCTGATCGTAGCCATGTGAATTATCCTGCGCCCATGTTTCCATCTGAGCGATGGCTTTTTCTATTATAGACATATTCTTAATCCTCTGTCAGCAAACCACTGACTGTCCGTTCGTCATCCATATCACAACTCCACAAAGTTATCGTCATCCCATGCTGCCATTGCGCCAGCGTCGCCTGTCCAGACCTTACGCACATCATTATGAGTGTAGTAGGCGTTAGGAATAAGACTCATACCCTCTTTCCATATAATGGGATTATCAGCTGTGCCGAATGGGATTTCTTGCTCGACATAATCTTTACGCACTGCTATACCATTAACATAGAATATACGCCAATCAAAGCCTATCTTATCAGATTGTGTGATTTCCTCGCGGATACCGCCAGCATCTTCAACTTGTTGAACAGTTTTACGGTTAGCGTCAATTTCGGTTTTAAGTATTTTTGCATTATCGAGATAACTCATTTATTTGTCACCTCCAACACATCCAACGCAGCTTTCATATCCTGCTTTTCCTCATCAGTTCCACCCTGCTTTATCTCCGCGATTTTGGCCAGTATAACGTTTTTACGTTCTTCTATGGTCATTTAGCATTTACCCCCAGTGCTGCTTCAATTTCGGTAAGTGCCGCTTCATACTGTGCATTCTGCGCTGCGAGATACGCCGTCTGCGCAGCATAAGCCTCGCGCAGCTCCTTCCACGGCGCTACCATGTTCGTGAATACCTCGCCGTCCCCGCGTACCCACGTCTCACCTGCCGGGACAAAGCGGTAGCTCTCTATCCATTCATCGCACTTGCCGTCGAATTCATTCGTCTCTATTGCTCTGCGCCCGTCAGCTGCGGAGACGTAGCATTTATAATCACTGTCTATGTAGATTGTCATGTCGTGCCTCCTTACTCAAGCCAGACCTTATCAAAGTAGGCTTTTATGCTGTTGCCGTAAGCGCTGGTATCAGATTGAGCATACAGCGATATGTACTTGCTGCCTGTGATAGAGGAAATATCAAGGCTTGTAGTAGTGCCAGCGGTAAGAGTCACCGTTGTGGTTGCGGTGTCATCTCCCAACGCGGTTGTGCCAACTTGAATCTTTGCTGTGCCTTTGGCACTATCGATTTTGTTGAGACGAACTTTCAAGGTGCTATAATCTGATAAACCGATTGCGGAAGATATACCAATTTCGCCCCAGCCCGGTTTAAATACCAAACCATTATCCCAAGTAGATCCTCCCAAATAGATTAAGCCGTCAGAGACTTGAGCATAGCCATAACCACTCTCGACATTTGACGAATCCCACGCATAGCCGCTTACTACGCCATTGTTGAACAGCACAAGCTCATAACTCAGCGTCACACTCGCACTCTGGCCATCGGCAGTGATAGAAACTGTAGCCGACTTTGTTTTGCCACTGCCGTCTGTCGCGGTTGCGGTGATAGTGTAAGTGCCGGTAGCATCGATCGTAGCCGTCCATGTCTTAGTACCCGTGCTGGTGTTGGTGTCGCTGGCTACCTGCGTTCCGGAACTGTTTTTGACAACACAGGTGCTCTGCGCAGGGTAAGTAATGGAGATAGTCGCAGAGAAATATGCTATTGTAAGTGTGTAATCAGCTGTGATCTCGACAGTTCGTGTCGCGGTCTGGCCCGCACTGTTTGTCATGGTAACAGTCCATGTACCGGTTGAAAGACCCTTGAAGACTGCAACACCGCTGCTATTGAATGTCCGGGTATAGGTTTTCCCGTCTTTACTGACGGTCACGATGTCGCCTGCAATGCCGGTAACTGTAAGAGTACCACCGGAACCACTGCTGCCTCCTGCGTTTGTTTTTCCTATTGCCATTTAGATACTCACCTCCAACAGATAATTGTAGGTATCGTGACGGCTGCATCAGGCGCAGACGCCGCATACAGATATATACCGCCGTTATAGCACTCTGCTACGGGTGCAAAATTCCCACTCGTGGCATCTGTAAGCGAAAAGATGATTTCCGGTGTCATGCTTGCCAAAACACCAGTGAGGCCCACAGATGCCCTGTAAGGATAATCCTGATATGTACTGTTAGAGACAAAGGATGCCGTGGCGATTGTGGTGTTAAGAAACTGCACTTTGACTGCATCTGGGGCAAGATTCTGATACGTCACACTGCCATCCGCGAGTACTTCATTATTATAGGTAAACGAAGCAGTCGTGTCGTCTGTGAACGTTATCGTGATTTTGGTCTGACCGTCTGCTGGGCTGCTGCCGACAATGGTTTTGATGCCCCGTGTTATCATCATCCAGTAATTTTGCCACCCTGCGGTGACACCGGGCTGAACATCCTTACTTGCAGCCAGCGCCAGCCACGAGCCGCCAAGGTTCTGCACACTGTCAAGAAACTCGTAGTTGGTATTTGCGGCATATGCGCCGCGTGGTCTGATTGATACTTTACCGAGGTCGTATTGTGCCATCTCTTATCACGCTCCTATTCTTTCATCGTCTGTGACAGCTGTAGCAATGGGGAAGTCGTTGACTGAAACTGCGTTTATGGTCATGGTTCCCGTCTGCCCTATCGGCCTTGTGAAGCCCTGTACAAGATGCCTCTCGGTGGGCGCTCCGGGCTTGTCCTCTCGCCGTATGGTTATGATCTGGTTTTCCACAATGTGGAACATCTGTGTCGTGGTCAAGGTCACTGTCTTGCCGAGCACGGCGTAACGCTTAAGCTGCCATTCGGCATACGCCTGACACATTTCATCGGAGTAATAGTCCTTCATCGAGAGCCGTTTGGTTTTCAGCCCTATGCGGCTGATGCAGGTGTCAGAGGAAATGTCGCGGTTCTGCGCTCTGCCTCTCGCGGTAAGGCTTTCATTATTCGTTGCCCCCACTACAATGACATCGTTGTAAACCTCGGCAGGCTTCGGCGCATACCGGATGCCCATTAGCTGCTTGCCCATCGAGAAGTCCCACAAAACAGGTTTAGATGTATCAAGAATGTCATCCTGTGACGGATCTACTTCCAGCCGTCCGGTCGGGTTATAGCCCACCCATGCAGCAAGCATCTCTGCAAGTCCGAGGATGACCTCGCCGATATTCCCAGTCTCAGAACTGAGATAGTCGTAAGGGGCGGTTATCAGACTTACACTTGAGCCGTCGGTAAGCGTCTGCGTTTTGTCGTTGTAATAGCTTGTAAAGAGTGGAGCAACTGCATCTATGGGCGCGCCAGCTGTTCCGGACATATCAAAGCGGTTGAGCCTGAGCAGGGAAGCTATGGCGGCGAAGATGTTGGTTCCGGCGTTTACACCGTAAGCGCCCTCAAGGTTGCCGCCAAGCGTTCCGTCGATTGCCGCCCATTTGTCGGTCAGCTGATATGATGCCTGACGGAGTCCCGGCTCAAAAGCCTCTTCCGGGTTTTCCACAAGGAAAACGCCTTGCGGAATATAGAAGTCTGTACCATCCGGGAGTATCAGCCCCTCGGAGAGCCTGATTTGCTGCCCAAACCATATCTTGTTGAGTGCATAATCATAAGCTCCATCGAGGTTTGCAAGGGAGATGTTTACCTGCCTGCGGCTGCCATTCTGTAAGTTCACAGTAATGTCACCTTCTTGAATAAAGGCTTTGGAACGTTTGTTCGCCACCTGATTATCCAGAGCGAAAGCCACGCTGCCGTTCGGCTGCAGGAACTCAAGCTTTGCCAGTTTTGTGAAGTCAGTCTTTAACGTGGAAAGGTATTGCTGCCAGTTTTGGCTATACATTTTGCGCTCACCCTCCCACATTCAAAGTTGCCTGAAGGTTGTTGCTGTCGATGATTTCAAGTCCAGCGACAGTGAATCCATCAGTCGTCGTCTGAATGAGGTCACCATCATCGGAAAGACTCAAAACAGAACCGAGCTCGTAGTTATCATTTGTTGTCCACACAAGGTATCCTGTCGCAGGGTCAACAGTTATGCTGGTGAATATAATACTGTCACTCGGCCAGAATGTGGCTTCGGGCGAGTTGATTATCTTGAGTCCAGTTGCTTCTCCTACTTCGACCCATCCAATCGTCACCGTCTGCGGCATGACAACGCTCTTGTGGTCTACACTCACTGTGATTGGCTGGTTAGTGTGGATATTGAGAAAATGCCCCTTGGGGTCACGCAGAAACAGCGTGTTTTCAGACGTCGAGAGGTTTCGTAGTGCCCGCGCCTGAGCTAAGGTGTCAGAGTATGTTGCATCTCTGCCTATTTTGCCGATATAGCCCCCGACGCTGCCGGTAAGGTAATTAGGCGTTTCTGGCTGCCGCGTTGGGTATCGGGTGAAGTTCTTCTGCAGGGTAGGGGAGTTGTTGTTGGAGAACTGTCCCTCAGCCACACCGCCGCTGCCAAAGCGGAAGAAGTAGCTTGCCACAGCGGTATATGTGCCGTCTGCATTGGGAGTGGCTTCTATGATATTCCACATCCAGAACTGCACTTTCACGGCGTTGGTGACGATTGCAGCAGTGAGGTATGCCAATGGGCCTGTAGGGAAAACATAATATGTATATTCCTGCCCGGAACACGCACTCCAATCTCGAATCTCCCCGACTGTCCGCCCGACGGTCACGATCTTTTCAAGATTGCTCTGTCCGGTCGTTCTGCGATAGATGTCGTAACCTTGAGTCGTTTCTATCTGCGCCCAAGTTACCAGCACGCTTCCGTCCGAGGTCTGACAGGCGCTTGCACTGCCGACCGAATCTTCGGATACCTCGTATTCAACATGGAAGTCTACCCAGCCGCTTGACGCATCAACGCCGTTTACCGTCTGAACATCAAGGATGATGCTGTAACTGGTGTCGTTGAGGAATCCGGAATAGTCTACCCTTAACTCACCGGTTCCATATATTTTGCCGGTGTCCACAAACGCGTCTCCACGGTTGCCTTCGCTGTCAACTTCGCATATGCGCCACCGTACCCATGCGAGAGCGTCTCCCTGTGCCTGAGTGTATGTTCCGGTAAATGTCCCGGAATAGCCCGTTAACGGACTGCTTATATGGGATATGGCTACGGTCGGTTCGCTTCTGCCGAGAAAGAGCGACGCCGTAGACTGCGTGACGGAGTCCGCGCCGCTCCACCATTGGGTTATTACGAACTTGTACTCGTTGCCGTTTGTGATGCCGTTTGTGCTCAATGTCGCTTTGGGTATTGTTACCGTATAGAATTGAGTCTCACCAGCATAATTCACACCCCAGAACGGAGCAGTCAGCAAGACCTTGCCTGTGTCATACTTTTTTGTGGAGGCAGAATCATTTGCGTAGAAAACGATTTGATACGCCAGCATGGGAGAATCCCCGTTGACCTGCCAGCTTATTTCCAGCGGCTCTGTCAGGTCTACCGTGCCGCTACTGTTTATTTCATCTGGGCTTATGTTTGACGGCTGAAAAAGCAAAGCTTTTCACCTCCCATCACTTTGGTCCATCGCCGAAACACCATGCCTTGCCGGTCGACAGGCTTCCCCACCAGATGACAAGTACTGTGTCTCCTGCTTGGGCGGATGCGACCTCTTCGCAGTATGGGATAGATATCGTGCGCCCGTATGGCTGACGCACAGATATCTTCCCATTGCTTGGCGCGGCAACGACGTCGAATCTGTCCACGCGCAGGCAGTTACCGGTTTTCTCGTTTACTGCCTGATCTACCTTGGGTTTGAGTGCGTTCCAAAACTCTATAATTCCTTCGAGCATATTAGCGCCTCCCGTTTAAGTGAGCTTCAAAGTCTTGAGTTTATCGGCAAGCTCCTTGACGGTCATGTTTTTTGCTTCCGCTTCGGAGAGCTTCAGATCGCCGAACTGGTAGTACACATCATGGCTATCGGTGCTGCGGAAGATGCTCTCACCAGTGGTATCGGCGGTGTTCTTTGCACCTCCCGAGATAGCGTGGAGAATGTCGGCAATGCGCTTCTGTTCATCGTCGCTTGCGTTCGATATCAGCTCTCGCAGTGCCGGACTCATAGTCAGGTCGCCTATGTCGCCAATATTGCCGTTCTTGATTGCCTCAAGCTCCTGCTCGATTTTGGCATCCTGATAATCTTTCTCTGCCTCTGCCAGATTCTTTTGGGCCTTGAGGATATCATCAGCCTTTGCCACCCATTCCCACTGTCCAGTGACGGGGTTATAGATTCTGACTGTACGCTGTTTCTTGGTGTTCTCAAGCTCCTGCCGTGCTTTTTCGACCGCCTGCTGCTTTTCTGCAAGTTTATTGGCTGCGTTGGTCGAATCGGTAAGAGCCTCCAACGAGTCAACTAACTCACTCATAAGGTCGTCTGAGTAGCCATAACCGCGGTTGAGTAGGTCGAGAACTTCGTTTGATGTATTGCTATACCCCTTGTCAAGATACTGCTGCACAAAATCTTTAACGAGTTCTGCGGCTTGCTGCTGTAAGGCCTGTTCCTTGGCGCGGTCGTTTTGGTTTCGGGCGAGTTCTATCTGCTTATCGAGGTTGTCAAGCTTTTCGCTGATTTCCTTTTTAAGCGGATCGTCGTCTTCGGTGTTGCTGGCTGTGCTGCCGCCTACACCCGTACCTCCACTATAATCGCCGCCATAAACGCCGCCATTGCTGGGCTTGCCAAGACCTGTACCGCCTGCGTGCATCGGAATTTCTTCCTTTTCGTCAGACAGCATATCTTGGGTCTGTTTGGCAGTGTAGACTTTAGCACCGGGGGACAGGTCGACAATGGCCATTTTGCCGTCGTTGGCTATATAGGCATCCCCTTTGTCGACAATAAGTTCTGCTGAACTGCCATTAACCGGCGCGCCGTCATTGACCAGCGCGCGTCCGCCCGGAGCGTTTTGAGTGCCGCTTGCATTGGTGGGAACCAGTCCGCCATTCGCTGTTCCCTTGTACTTGCGCTCTATTGTTGTGATAGTGACGGTTTTGCTTTTGATCGCGTCGATACGTGACTTGATACTATAAAGCACACCGCTCGCGTTATCTCTGACGGCAACATGTATCTGCTTGGAATCGGGGATTTCTTTTGCCGCGTCGCCAACGTCCTGCAGGTCGCTCGCGGCTTCTGCGGCGCCAGAAGAATCTGCGTCGATCTCTACCGAGCCGCTCGCATTTTCTTTTGCTTGATTGATGTCGTCAAGCTGTTGTTTAGCTTCCCCGTCACCAGATACAGTTACCGGGATATCTGTTGGTTCTGAAGCTGTTTTTTTCTGCTCATTTAACTGAGCAAGCTTCGAATTTGCCTCTTTCGTTTCTGCATCGATGTCAAACGAAACAGGATCCTCAATTTTAGCTTTGGCATCGTCTGTCTCACCGAGAAGTGCCTGAATTGTCGAGATTATTTCGCTGCGGGCTTCCTCGGCAGACCCTACGCCGAGTTTGTCAGCCCAGTTGATAGCTCCTGCTCGTTCCAGCCCCTCGAATACACTCAGGAGCCCCTCGACAGTTGTCTGCCCAGTGATTTGGGACAACGCAGATGCATAGTCTGACAGCGAGTGCGAGTTCTCACCGAGCTTGTCGCCCAGCTGAGATACGATATCAGCGGCTTCCTCTCCGGTGTAGAAGATACCGTCCATGTAGACGCTGAGTCCCTGAGCGAGAGCCTGTGCCATCCCCTCGGTTATTCCGAGCTGTTCTGCGAGCTGCTCATAGGAAGAAATCGCGGTGATTATGCCATCCTCGTCAACAGACACAATGCCGTCGAGCGAGCCGCTCTGAGCCGCTTCCTTTATGACATCTTGGAACGCTCCAAACATATCATCGCTATTGAATATTTTGCCGAGGTTGCTGTCGCTCATCGCCCATTCCATGGCATCGGCGACGCTGTACCCAAACCGCTGCTTTATATCGTCGGGGATGAACTGATCGTAGAAAGATTTGACATACGCCGAACTCACCTTGCCAGCCTGAAAGTCTTTCATGGCATTGTTGAAGGCTGTCTGCATTCCGTTGGCATTGGCTTCTTTGTCGACAAGTCCTTCAAGTTCAGCTTGGTAATCTTGGAGAGCTTTCGTCGCGGCATCGACCGAGTTCTTTACTTCCTCAAAAGAATCCGCAGCTGCGTTTGTTCCACCGGTGTCGATGTTGTTGGCTTGCTTTGCGACAGTTTCGTATGTTTTAATGAAATCCTCTGCGTCTTCTCCAAGCTCACGGCCATCCTTTTTGTAGGCGGAGAGCTTGTCATAGAGATCGTCGTAGTTAGACGCGATATCGAGGATCGCGTTCCTATACTCAGTTAGTGTGGTTTCGCCTTTAGCATACTCGTCATGGGCAGCGGCCAACTCACTTCTGAACTTACTTACAGTGTCTGCGCCCAAAGTGGACGACTGCCCCGCTTTACTGCCAAAAGTGTCTGAAGAAACTGCTGTCTTTTTACTCCAGTTTTCATCCATCCACTTGTCATATTCGGCATCCCTCGCAAGTTCAAGTTGACGCTCTGCCTCGTCGTTGCGCATTTTCAGAATGTTATATTCATTCTGCTCGGCAATTGTCAGTTCGCCAACCTTTTTCTTGAGTTCGTCGAAGCGCGTGCCTTCTCCGTATGTGGCCTCATACTGTGTCTCAAGGTCTGAGAGAATCTGAGCTTGCTCTTCGTAGGTAACTGTAAGCGCGTCTACAGCCTTTACTATGCCGTAGATTACGGCTGATCCAGCCGCTACCCAAAACAGCGGGCTTGCAAGCATCGCAGCAGTAAGCGTTTTGAGAGCGGCTGCGCTCGCCAGAGCCCCGGCAGCTAAAGGCCCTTGCGCCAAGGCGAGCGCAGTTATGCCAGTTTTGAGCGCAACCGCGCCCTTGGAAATAAGCGCAAACGCCGCTGTCACACCAGCTACAGTGACGACAAGGTGGCCGAAGTCGCTATCAAGAACCTTGACAAGTCCAGTGATAACATCAAGTCCACCCTTTATAAGGCTGGTATCGGCCATGTTGGAGACGAACTCAGTCCATGTATTCTTGAGAATGTTTGCTTTGGCGTCCCAAGTGTCGAGCATGACGCTGACTTCCTGATCGGCGCTGCCCGCAGCAACACCCATGTCAGCCAACATACTTTTATACATGTCAAAGTTTTCAAGGAGTGCAAGGAGCTGGTTAGTGCGGAGTTTTCCGCCGAGCGCGGAGACCATCTGCATCAAATCGGCTTCGGAGATTAAACCGTCCTTTGCCGCCTTTGACAGCGCCTCAATGGCCTCCATCGGGTTTATAAGCTTACCCGTGGCATCTGCCGCAGCAACAACGTCTGGGGCATACTTTTGGAGTACGCCGCTAAGGGACTGTACAGATTCCTCGGTTGCTGTCACACCATCCGAAATTTCGGTAGTGGTATCTCCCAAAATGTTGAGGATAAGCGCTCTGGCTGCAGTTGCCGCCTTAGTGCCGCTCTCCTGCGTTGTGGCGGTGATAGTGCCGAGCATAGCCATGGTTTCCTCCATGGACATTCCCGCCATCGACGCCACGTTTGCAACGATGGGCAAGCCTTCGGCTATCTTCTGGATGGAGGTCGCATAGTTGTTGTCTATGGTGTTGGCTTCGTCCAGAGCGAGGGAAAGCTTTTCGACATTGCCGTGATATTTCCACGCGGCATCCGCCGAAAGCAGAAACTGTGCGGCTGTCTCCTGATCCGTGTCACCGACGAGCTGGGTCTTTATGGCCAATTCGCCGAGCCCTTCTGCAGCTTCTTTATAACCAGCACGGGCGAACGTGGAAACGTTCTGGAGATATTCGTTTGCAACTACGCCGTACTTCGACGCGGTGGAATATGCTGCGTCACCAAGGGCGTTCATTTCATCCTTGGTCATGCCGGTGACCTTGCGCACGGTCGCGAGCTCACTGTCGACCTCTTTCATGGTGGAAAGGGCTTCAACAAAGGAATTTTTTACGGCTGTTACGCCATTTCCTATCAACTGCCACGCAGCCTGTTTAGCAATGATACGTCCCAGACTATCTCCCAAGAGGTCAGTCAGCCCAGAAGCTTTCTGCGCCTCGCTACCTGCCTTTTGAGTTGCGGATGCGGCTTTGGTCTGTCCAGTGGCCAATCTGTTGGCCGACTGCGCGGTTTTCTCTTGCTGTGCGGCAAGTCTGTTAGAAGTTTGCTTTGTTTTTTCCTGCGCGACCTGAACCTTGGCTTCTGCCGCTGCCTGCTTTGCGCTTGCAGTAGCCTGTTTGGTCTGCTCTTTCGCCAGCTGGATAACTGACTTTGAGACTTTGTCAACAGCCCCAGCGTTGACTTTTATCTCTATCGGTGTGCTGCTTAGTCTTTTGCCGATGTTCTCTATGTTGGTAAGCGAGGCTATCGCTTTTGCGTCATTTACATTTACTTGTATCTGTACTATTGTGCTCATTCGGCGTTAACCTCCGCTTGCAACATAACGGCGCATAGTGTATAATCTATATAGAAGGGAGTTGATATCATGAATTGGGATGAATCCCAGATGGCTGCTCAAGCCTTCGCACAAGGTCAAGGAGGTATGTCTCTCGGCCAGCAGTGGGCGCTTGCTGCCATGCTGCGAACTGATAAGTCCTCAAAAGCCAAGAAAAAATCCTCTCCAAAGCCCACAAAACCGTTTAAGAAACCGTAAATCCCATAGCCCTTAGCGATTTTGCGATATCGCTATCGGCCTTTCCGTCGTCCACGTATTCATCTCGTGCTTCATCCATAAAGGGACGGGCAAAAGGTTGATTCCAAGCAGGATCGCCCTCCTCGACGATTGGGGTGAGATCAATGCCGTCGGCGTGCTGCGGCTCTGCTGTGTTTTCCAGTGTCAGTGTCAATCCATCGACGGTGGTCAGCATGGTCGTGTCATCAATGAGACCTCCATTTTCTTCGCGCCGCTTATACATAGCGGATGGAGACGCAGGGTAGCTGTAAACATTTTCTTTTGCCTTTTTCTGTATTGCTTCTTTTAGCCCATCAGCAACGCTGTCTCTCAGTGCGTTTTCAACCGCTGTGTCCAGTAATCCGCGAATCTGCAAATAATCTTGTAGGATGCTCATATTGCCCTCCAAAACACAGGAATAAGCCCTTGTTGAAAGAATCATTCATCTGTCTTGGATAAGCCCCCGACTTGCGCCGGGGGCTTTATTTTGATTTAGGTGACGGTTACGGGGATGGTGTCGGTGTAGGTCACCTTGGAAATGCTGTTGGTCACGGTGACAGTGGCCGTGGTAGTGCCAGCGGCTACGCCGGTCAGCACAGGAGAGTGCGAGTCGTTGAACTTCGCAGTCCCTTCCGCGCCAGTGGAGAATGTGACCTCGCTCATGTCGGAGATGTTGGTGAGCGAACCAGCAACATCGTACTTGGCGACAAGCTCGGTGGTCTCGCCGCTTGCCACGGAAACACCTGCGCCAGCGCCGACAAAGTAGACTCCCTCAACGGAACCGGTGGAAGTGCCGGAGACAAACTCGTCAACGATGTAGCAGTAGTTCGGCATGGCGTTGCTTGCGCAGACATCGGTGCCGACTTCATCAGCGGTCAGACAGTTGCCGGACAGGTCAACAGAACCAGGAGTGGTCTGGTTGATGGTGTCGGACAACGCGCCGGTGAAGAAGTAGTAGGGAATGTAGTAGTGGCGAATCTTGAAGAGGGAAGAGTTCTTCGCATCGCCGCCGCCGTTCTTGGCGTAGATGTTGACCGCAAAGTGAACGCGAACGACCCTCGGCTGGAACAGCGCGGGAACTGCGAGCTGCAGAGCAGAGCTGTTCTGCACGAAATACTTCACACAGTAGGTGTTGCCGGAAACAGCGGTGAAGCCCTGAATGGTGCCGTCGCTGCCGACCTTATAAGCCTTGCCGCTGTTCGCTGCCACAGTGTCCTTGTCATTGCCGGTAGAACCGAGAATATAGGCCACAGCACCGTTCTGGCCGCCGAGGGGAGCCACAGCACCGGTTATGGTCAGCGCCGCACCGTTTGCTACGACGGGCTTCGAGGTCTCCACGACACCGTTGCCGGTCAGGCTCTGGCCGATAGTCAGCGCCATGTTGTTCAGCGCGGAGTCGGCGGTCTTGGCCGTGAAGGTCAGACGGGAGGTGTCGGGAATGTTGATGATAAGCATGTTGCCGGGACCGCCTTCAACAGCGCCGTCATTCATGCTGCCCGCGGGAGAAAAGTCGGTTACGTACTTGGAGAAGCCGACAAGATCGTCGGTAGCGACATCGAACGCCTCAAAGTACACGATTCCCTTGGAAAACTCATACTGAGGGTTGAAAGAATACATTATGTATCACTCCTTGTTATTGTGACATCGGCTCAGGGAGTTGCCCCTTTGCCTTGGCTTCGAGCTGTGTCAGTGTCTTGAATCCGGCAGGCAGCTCCGAAATCCTGTCGAATTTCCACGTCGGATAAGGCGCGCCTTTCTCAAACTTCGTGAGCCCGACCGCTTGAGCCAACGTGTAGATTTGGTAACCGAGGGTTCTGTCGATTGCTCTGTCAAATCCTCTGAATTTGCGTATCGGCCAATCCCATAGCTCGTCTGCATCTTTTCCCACATTCGCGGCTACGGAATAGACCCACGCTTCGATCTCAATATCGAGCTTTGGCATGTTTTGGCTGTTTAGGTACTGCTCTGCCGCTACAAGTTCCGGGTTCCATTTTTCGTCCGGAAGCTGGTAGTCGTTTTGGGCGGCAATTATCTGCCGTACCTCATCCATCATTTGGATGGTCAGAACAGTTTCGTGCTCCCTGATGTAAATGCCCATAAGAGTGTCCTCTTTCCGCAGGGTGGAAAGCTGATACCCATATGCGCCATCAGGCAGTTTGATCCTTTCGAGCCTCAATGCTTTTGCCACAACATTGAGAACTGGTTCCAGAAAAGGACTGCCGTTGCCGAGCTTGTCCATTTCGTCAAGGCACTGACACCATGACAGGCGGGCAAACTTCGGTGGCAATGAGGATTGCATAAGTTCAAATGCGGCGGCTGCGCTTCGATACAGGGGAAAGTCGCGCACTGTCAGCGGGTAAAATGTTAGTCCGTTAAACTCGATTTCTTTGTTTTCTCGGACTTCGTTTGCATATTTATTAACGCCTTGCATATTTTCTCCTCGGCGTGTATGCCTTTAGATGTTGTCATCGCCGTTCCAGTCGATGTACTGATAAATCTTGTAGCCGGTGTTCACTCGTTCGTCATCGAACTTCGTGATTTGGTAGGTGTTCAGCGAGCCGACCCCGCCGAAGTTCACGCCTTCAGTGGCTTCAAGAATCGCCTGTACTATGGCGTAAGACCGTGAGTTTCCCATCACTTGCATGTTTGCCTCAATGCCGTAGTTGCACATGATGCAGTAGATGATGGTCTGTCGAAAAACGTAGGTGTTTTTCTGCTGGATGCGGTTTGCGGGGCCGAGATAGATTCTCAAAACGCTCTGCGCCGTATCCTGACTCTGCCTGACGAGTTCCTGCGGGAAGATTCTGTATCCACGCTCTGCATCTGGCGGGTCTGCTGGATGCAGGGGGTCGAATTGAATCGCCTTGATCTGCTGTGGTGTCGGAAGTGGCTGTTCGAGCGGCTTTGCGCCGTCCCAATACAGAAGTTTCTTGAGTCTCGCCCTCGGAAAACTGTTATCCGAAGGCGGCGCATACCCGCGCGACGGCAAGTCCATTAGGTATTTCATCAACCTGTACGGGAGCTCTTCGGCTCCCTTCATCGTGTTGCCCGCTACAACCTTCGTATAGGGGTAGTAGGGGCTATCAGTGGAGGGCTGCGCGCCTATCCAGTCAGGCATTTTCTTTCTCCTTCTGAAGCTGCTCTGCCATGTCCTTGACCTCGTCCAGCTGTGCGAGGATTTCCTTTGTGAGTTCGGGTGTGATTTCGGCGGTCAAGGTTCTCATCACACGCCCCACAGGGTCATTGTTCTGCTCTATCAGCGCATGGATGCTGTCATTTAGCATCATTGAGAACGTCTTGAAATCGTTCATGATTTCATAAGCCTTGTCCGAAAGATCGTTGTCATGGCGGCGCACAAAGCGGTTCATCTGCGAGAAAACATGGCTCTGCGCCCACTCGTCGTAGGCCTCTTCGCTCATGCAGGAATCGAGTTCACCGGAAATCGTTTCTACGCCTTCCCAAATGAAGTTCTGCTTCTTGAAGTTCTGATGCAGATAACTCTTTGCGAAAACGCCCATAAGAAACTGCTGCTTTACGCCGAAACGTTCTCTCAGCAGAGGGGGCAGCGTATCGCCTCCGGGAGTTTTCATTTCTTCTACACAGGCAATGGCAAACGCTTTTGCCATGCCTTCCTTTTGAGACAGGCTCAGATAATCGTCTGCCTTTCTCAGAATCTCTTCGGTTATCGTAATCGCCATCGTCGTTTCTCCTTTTCCTTTGGCGTTAAAGCTTATTTGCGGCGCTTCTGTGCGCTTTTCTTTGCTGGGGTATCCGTGCCCACTTTAGCGGCTATCGGCGTTCCTGCGCCCTTCTGCGGCTTATCAGCGGCATTTTTCTTGCACCGTGCCCACTCCGGGAGCAACACGGCGCATCTTTTCTGCCCGCAAAAGCGCTGATAGGGGCAGAGCGAGTGATACAGGTTCTGTTTATCCACGGCAGAGGGTGTCGGTTCTCGGTCACAGATTATGTAAGGGATGCCGTCTGCCTCGCGAGCGTGGGTACATTCGTACTTCATGGGTTTTCACCTCAATCCAAAAGTTCTATGCTCATTTGAGCGGTACTGTCTCCGTGCGCGGCTGTCACTATCAGGGGTTTATCTGAAAGTCCGTAGCAGGTGAGCGTTGCCTTATTGCCGCTCACGTCTGCGCTGTATGCGTCCTCGTCAGCTCCCGAAAAACTGAAAGTGACAACATCGTCTGTTACAGTACCGTTCTCGAACCAAGCCGCGCTTATCTCGGCGGTTTCAAGAGAGTGAAGCGCTGTCAGCGGAGTACTGGTAAAGGCGACGTAGCCGTCTCCGGCAGCCGCAACAGCAATGTCCACGGCCTGCGTGATGTCCGGATTTTGAGCAAGCGTAACGGTCACTGTCGCAGAGCCCTCACCAACAGCCTTTACAAGGCCGTTTTCATCCACTGTGAGCACGTTTGTGTCAGAGGATGTAAATACATAGGTAATTGGGTTCTCGACAGTAGAAACAACGCTCTCGCCGTTCCTGATGCTTTTTACGGCTATCGTCTGAGTTGCCCCAACGTTCATGCTCTTGTCAGCCGTTACGGAAAGCAGCCACTTGAAAGCAAGCCCATCGGCTACTCCGTGCTCGAAGTCGTCCTGTGGAAGCGGCTCTGTCATCTCTATCGTGAAAGTGATGATATGTACGCTGTCTGCTTTGTTTGTGAACTCCCTCGTGAAGTTGTTCACGCCGCGCATTGCGTAAGACATACTGCCCAGGAGCAGCCGAGTGTTCTCTACGAACGCCTTGGAGTATTTATTGAGCTGACACACGCAGGAGATATAGTTCTTCGCGGTGATACTGTTCTCCGTTGCATGGCTTGCGTTGCCGAGAGTGCCCATCTTGGCGTAGCTCATGGGGATAGAAATGACGTTGCCGTAGTAGTCGAGGACATTGATGACGGCGTTGCAGCGTCGCACGACAGCCTGACCTATTCCAAGCCCCATGTTGTTGGGCTTGTAGACGATCCACCAGTTGTTGGCATATTGCATGTAAGAGCCGATGGGGATATAGGTCAGTCCTGCGGGCTGGATGATATAGATGCGCTGCCAGTCGTCCGGCTGCAATTCGCCCGTGGCGGAGGAAGATGCAAAGGTCGAGCGGACCTGGATGGGCGTGTATTCGTACCAGTCTTTGGATGTATCTACTCCCTGACAGGCTGTGTTGAATACGTTGTCTGCGAGATCACCAACGTCTACGGCATTAGCCTGCGTCGGATGGGTGAAATACTGCTTCTGCAAGCCTTGCGAGTGCATCCACTCGTTTGTCAGCGGGGCGTAATCGCATCCGCCGACCATCCCGGCGTTTCGCGCCAGTTTGTTCAGATTCATGTCCCGCCTCCTCTTATCAAAGATTTGTGCTGAGAACAGTTGCTATGTAGTTTCTGTTCTCCTCGTAGTGGCGGAGCATGCCGTAGAACTGCTGCATGACCTCTTTCTGCCGAGCTGTATTGGAGTTCGTCTGGGAAGCCTCACTTATCGTGGTAAACGAACTGTCGCGTATCTTCGAGGTACGCTCTGTGGCGTTGTTGTCAAAACGATGCTCCCATGCGGCATAAATGCCATAAGCGAGGATCGTCTGCTCCGTGCGGTTGAGTTCTGCGGCAAACTCGCCGCTTTTATAAAGGTTGATGGACAATGTATCATCTGGGGATAGGTCGATGTTCACAACAACGTCGCCGGTCTCAGCGGAGTAAACACAGGAAACAGGGGAGTAGGTCACATTTCCAAACTGATCTTTGCCCATAAGTCCGCATGAGCAGATGTCGAAGCCGGTGAGTCCTGTTTCTATTGTCACGGGTGCTTCCTGCTTCTCTGTGGGGGTGTAGTCCACATCCTCGAAATCTGGGGCGGTAAGGTTTTGCAGTTTTAACAGCATTTCAGGCGGACGGTTGAAAAGGGGAATAGCCCAATCCATGTACGCTGCCATGCGGTTGTAGAAGACAGCGAGGCGGTTTTTCATGTCCCAATCAAGGGACAAATCGTTTTTTATGTAGGTCATCGCCTGCGTTTCGATTGGTTCCCATGCTGTGCTCATTCAAAACTCACCTCGCTTCCGAAAAATTCATTTACTTAATGACGCCAACCTCTACGCCGTTGCCTTTGAGGGTTCCAATCCAGTCCTCAGCTACGCCGTGTATGTAGGTCTCAAGGTCTATGCTGGCAGCTTCAAGGACTTTAATTGCACTGCCGCTCATCTTTTTAAGGGTCAAATTAACAAGTTCTGCGCCGAGTTTTGCAACCTGATCTTCCGTGAGCTTGCCTCCCTGAGTCTCTTTCCAAGCGGAAACAAAGAGCTGATTCAGTTCACCTACGGTCTGGATGGCGGCATCTTTCAGCTCATCCTTGGCGGCGTTGATGTTCTCAAGGTGCTTGTTCTTTCCTATCTTGGCCGTGAGCCACGCAAATGCGGTGGTCAGGGCTATGATCGCAAGCTGGGTAATGAGATTGGCAGCAATTTCCACTGCTGCATTGGTCATGTTTTCTATCATTTTGGTATCTTCCTTTCTTTTACTCTGATTGGGAGGTCCCCAACTTTTGCCATGACATCGTCGTAAAAGCCGTTCCCTTTGAGGGTGGTGTGGTATACTTCGTGCATGCGCTTCAAGTCTGCGAGGTCATCCATCCAAACGAAGCCCTGCTCGACGTACTTCTCACACAAATGCTTGACCCGGTCGCCCAAGGACTCCTTTTCGCCTGCCATCACGTCCGCGATTTTTTTTTCGAGTTCGCTAATTTTCTCTCCGATGGACTTAATGGCCTCTTTGATTTCTGCGATGTCGCTATCCTGAAGCTTGTCATTGTCCGCCTTGGCTTCGGCTTTATCAGCTTTCTGCGCCTTTCTGTTTGCCGCTAATTCAATAAGCTTGAATGCGCCATTTATAATGGCTGCCCCGGCGCTGCCGCCAAGTATCGCAATGACCACTTCATTCATTTGGGAACATCCTCCTGATTAGACATCTTCTGCATTCAGCGCTTCGAGCATGGGCTTGAAAATGCCCTCGCCGTTGTGCTTTTCCTTAGATATATTGTTGAGCGCTACGACTCTGGCACGGCTTACATACCGCTTGAGGGGGCTGCCATCGTTCAGATAGGCATCCATGAAGCGCGCCGCTACAAGCTCCTGATGCTCCGCGCACAGGCTGCCGAATATCTCTGCGGCTTCGGGGATCTCTTTCTTGAAGAAGAAATCAAAAACACCCTCGCGGCGGATGACTTCATTTTCGGCGTACTCGCAGTCATAAAGGCTTCTCTGCTCGTCGGTCAGGCCGTCCAGCACTATGATTCTTCGGGTTTTGATGAGTTTTGCTATCAGCGGTGTAATGAACGTGCTCTCAAACTCGCTTAGAGGAACAGAGAACACTCGTCCGCTGCCACTTATCTTTCGGCCATTGCCGATGATGATCTCGTTGTTCGGGATAACGCTGTCAATGTAGATGCACTGCACCATCTTCTCGTTGGGAGTGACATATACCGCCTGTACAACAGGCTCTACGGGCTTCTCCGCTTCCTTCGGCTTGGCAGCTTCAGCAGCCTTTTCAGCCGCTTTCTTCTTCCTGCCCTCGGCCATTTTTCTTTTCTGCTCTTCGCTCATTGCCATCTCTCAATTTCTCCTTTCATGGCAGATGACAGAGGAGGGAGGTTGTCCCTCCTCTGCTTGCGGATTATCAGGCGCTGGTGACGCCAGAGATGATGCCTATACGGCTTGCCAGGACGGGGGCAATATCGACGCTGTCGACCTGCAGAAGCTCGATTCTGCCGGTTGCGATGGTGTCCTCGCCCGGAGTGAGGGTGATCTGAGTGTCAGCGCCCTCCTCGAAGCACATGACCATAGGTGCATAGCGCTCGTTTGCGCGGGCAGCGATGATGATCATGTCGGTCGGGAAGATGCTGGTCAGGGTAGTGTTGATGGTCTCCGGCGTGGAGGTGGGCTGAATCTCGTAGAGAAGCACGCCATCCTTGGAGGTTATGTAGCCGTTGCGGAAGTACTGATCGCCGAGCTGGTACATGATCGCGTTGGCAAGCCCGGTGGTATCGGGGATGACATTGCGCAGTGCCATGAAATCACCGTAGGCGATGAGCTGATCGCGGCGGACACGGTTAGCCTTTGCAACATTCTGGCAGACGGTCGCCCAGTTGTTGCTCGTGTAGCTGGTGGCTTTCAGAGCGGAGGGGACATACTTGGTGTTGCCCGCAACCTCAACGAAGGCGGTAGTGAACTTCTGCATGATGTAGGCCGCATAGCCGCCAGCCATTGCGGCGACGGTATCGACGAGGTTGCCCTCGTTGCCAATCATCTGGTAGAAGTTGATAACGCCGCGAGTGGCAAAAGGCTTGGGGTTGAGCGTGATAGTGTTGCCGTAGAGCTGATCCTGCGGCACGCTGCGCAGAGCAGTCCAAGAGGTGTCTCTGTACTGGAACACAGCGTTGGAAGTCACGTTGATGGTCTTGGTCTTGCCCTTGGGAGTGGTCTCCACGGAAACCATTTCACCCACCAGCGGGGAAATGAGGGCAGGAGTTACGGGGTAGTAGGTAGCCCCGATGATGGTTGCCATGACCTTGAGGAAAATGGGGTCGGTGGCGAGAGACATATTGGCAAAAGTGCTGCGATCCTTGCGGTCAGTAGACTTGCCGACAACGGAATTTGCCTTGGAAGCGGCAAAGTAGAGCACGTCATCAGTCCACTCGCGGCACTGCTCCTCAAAAGCCTTCGCGCTGTTGCAGGCAAACGCAAAGTCCTCAGTGGGCTTGCCAGCAGCGGCAAGCGCTCTGTTTTTCTCGCGGCCAGCCTTCTCAAGAGCGAGGATCCTACCGCGAGTAACAAGGTCTGTGTACTCGTCACCGGACAGCGGTTTGCTGGTCAGGTTGCCGAGGGCAGAGTTAAACTTCAGCAGTTCATTCATTGTTGTGCGTCCTCCCTTCCTTATGCTTTGCGGCACAGCATGTTAAATCTGCTGCCCGCGTTATAGTTGGACTCAGTCCAGGAGTCGATGCCGAGCCCCTTATCGAGCTCAAAGTAGATGCCAGAACCGGCTGCGGGGGCAGCATTGGTGCCGACGAGCTGTCCGTTTGCGATGGTGGCGTAGATGTTGGTCGTAGCGTCTACTGCGGTGGAGAAGTTGCCTTCGCCGAAAGCGTATGTCTCGCCGGGAATAGCCTTGGAGAAGGTGTCCAGTACACCGGACGGGATGCCAAGGCCGAGAGTGTTGATACCCTCTGCGTAAAGACCGTTGCCGATCATGCCGCGCTGTACGTCACCGGGATTGCAGAAGTAAACGTCCTTAGTGCCGTCTGCGGCTGCGGTCATCTGGTAGCCGCCGGTCGCCATGTGTGCGCCCTTATTGCAGATGAAGCCTGCGGAGCAGTCAGCGGGGGTGAAGGTCGTGCCGGAGAGGCTGCCGAACTTACCCGCGATGTTCTGCAGGTCGTCGTTGCGGTTATTCCACATTCTCGGAAGGAATGCGGTTTTCTCAGTAAAAGCCATTATTTAGTCACTCCTTTTTCATTATTCGTGAGCGTCGCCCTTGAAAAGCTCGCCGAAAGTGCGCGGACTGCCGCCAGAGTTGCCTTTGATGTTGTTGAAGTTGAAGTAGTGCTTCTCGCTTGCTTTGGCAGCTGCTTCGTCGAGCTTCTTCTGCTCGTCCATGCACAGCGCCTTGACACTCATGCGTACTTCCGCTTCGCCGATCCAGTTGCCGTCAGCGTCCTCACGAGCGGTGAAATCGCCGTTCTCAACCCTCGCCTTGAGGTCTTTGAGGATTTCGCTGTCGAACTTGCCCTCCGCGCCGCTGCACTGCTTGAACTCGTCCTCAAGGGCGGTCTTTGCGGCGTTCAGGCGGCGCTTGTCCTCCTTGCCCTTCATCGCGTCAAGCTGCTCTGAAAGGTGCTTGATGGTCTTTGCGTCGGCCTGCGCCTGCTCAGTTGCGGCGTTGTAGCGGATTTCAGCCTCGCCCATAAAGGCATCGAGACTCGCCTGAACTTCGGATTCGCCTATCTTGTAGGAAACGTAGGCGTTGGCTCTCATTATTCGGTCAGGAATGATGTTGCCCTTGTCGCTCTCCTCGACGGAGTAGGTAAAAGGCTCACCGTTCGCGTTCACAAGAGCCAGAAGTTTCAGATCGCTCGAAGCGCCGACCACGGTATAGCCGTTGAACTTCTCCGACAGCGCCTTGAGTCGTGCTTTGTCAATCATGTTTTCTTTCACTCCTTTGTCGTGTGTGGTTGTTTTGGCTGTAGCTTCCTTTGCGTATGAGGCAGCTTTGAGACACATCTTTTCCATGCTGTTTCTCATTGCAGAGAGGGACTGGATGGTCGCACCCGCTACAGCCGGGGCAACTCCCGCGCCAAGGACGGTGACGCCGAGCACTACATATTCCTCTTCGACCGCAACGTCGCCTTCCATATGTTCTTTGGTCACCAGCGTTTCTATGGAGATTTCCATGCCGTTCCCCTGCCGAGCGATCATGTCAACCAATTCCGGTGCGTACCATTTCCACAGAAATGCCGAGGCCACTATCCAGCTTGTGTCTTCTTTCCGCTCTAAGCGGATATCCGCATCTTTCGGGATCCAGCCGACTATCCTCTCGGCATCGGCGGCAGTAAAAGAAGCGTAGGTTTCGCCCGTTTTCGGGTCTCTCTTGAGGTCGTAGTTGTGCCCATCGCCGATCTTCCCGCTTGGGAGATAGGCCGTCAGAATGGGAATGTCCTTGAACTCAGGCAGGTGCGCCGCGAGGTTGATGTACTTCCAGTTGTTGCGGTTCACCTTGTCGTTCAGCATCCACAGCTCGACCCGGTAGAGTTTTCTATCGCCAGAGGACAGAATTTTTAGCTGCCCTCGCGATGTGCGCGTTATTTCAGCGCCTTTGTATCTGTTCTTGGCCATAAGACATCACTCTTTCTGCGGCACGTTGAGCGTGCGGTTGAGCCAGTTATCAAAACTGGTGCTGCTAATCCCGCCGTTTTCCGCCATTGCCTTGGCCTCGCACAGCCACTGCCTGTCCTGATAGTTCTCCATCTGGACGTTCTCGGCATAGCGTGCCAGCGGCTCGAAATTGGCATTGTCGCAAACCTCGATGACCTCGGACAGCCCGTCGTTAACGCCGTCGATGAGGTTGATACACTTATCCAGCACCTCTTCCACGGAAGAAAAACTGTCCTGCATTTCCGGGATTGTCGGATAAACCAGCGGCAAACCGAGCTTCGCCATGATGTCTTTCAGCTGGTCTATGTACTCCGGCTGCTTGTGTTCAAGCGCGTGAATGGCTCGTGTCAGCGCCGCATAGCCGCTGTACCATGTCTGTTCTTTTATCGCCGCGAAACTCCACATGGCATTTCCCATCGCGCTCATAGCTCTGCGCATCGGTTCATAAAGGAAGGAATATCTGTCCTCCCGATATGCGGCGTAAAAGTCTCTCAAGTCTCATTCCTCCCTTGCGGTGCAATAAAAAAGCAGGGCTACCAACACGAATTTCTTCGTGCTAATAGCCCTGCTTTGGCTTTGTCGAACCTCCTACATGAGGTTCCTTACATCTCTATTTTCTTGTTTTTAATCTCCCAAAGGTGAATCCCATTGGGTTTCGCGGCAATTTCCAGCCGCTTGCCTTCTTGAAGCAGTCGGTTGATAATTGCTATCATTTCGGCAGATAACTCAGGCGGTTTCTCTTGAGCACGATCTTTCATATCTCTTCCTCATGCGTCTCGCTGTTTATGCTGCCGCGTTCTGCCGGTCGCCCGTCGTCGGAGATTTCCTTTTTTGCCTGCGGCGGAAGTCCGCTGGTGTCCTGCTTGGCGGAATATGAGGTGACAAGCGGTCTGCGCTTATCCATCACGCCGCTTTCGTCCACAAAATCAGATATTGCAATATCGTCAAGTATCGTGTGTCCGGACAGCGCATCATATTTGAGCGTATCGGTGAGACAGCCGTTGGTCATGCCCTTGCGTGCGTTCTCAATTTCGTCATCTATCTTGAAGATGTCGCCGAACATTTTGAAGCGCATCGGGGTCTTGCAGTTCAGGCTCTCTATCATCCAGTTCATAACCCGCTCCATGCTACCATATATGAACTTAGCATAAGAAGCCGCAAGCCAAGCTGAAAGCTGCGCCACGCCGACCTTTGGGTCGTTTGTGGTGGGAATGAGAGAGGGGAGACCCGCTTTAAGAATCTGGTCTGAATATGCCGTCGAGCTTATGTCCGTGTTCGCAACGGTGTCAGAAATCGTCTGAAGCTTCAAGTCTTTCGCAGGCGCAAGGTAAAGCCCTATGCCGCTGGTGTTGTTCTTATTGAGCATCTGATACCACAGATACTCAAAAAGCTTCCTCGTCGTATCTGAGACCCTTATGGGGTCGTTATCCGTTGCGCTCTTCGGATCATAAGTTTCAAGCGAGCCAGTCAGCACAGACGTCAACGGATTAAGGATTATTTCGAGCTGTGCCGCCTCGTAATTAGGTATCTGCGTCAGTGACACGAACATGCCGGTGTTCGGCGGGATAACGAGGGGCGTGGTATCATCTACCTCGATGGTGAAAACCCTGTCGGCAGGGAGTGTTACCCAGTAGAAATACTGCCGCCCTACGGCTACCCATTCGGGATTTCCTATTGTCTCATTCGCGTGAATGGCTTTGAATTTGTCTGTATCGATGGTGTTATAGACGTATTTCCCCGGCGTTTTTACGACAACCTCATCGAAAATCCGCATATACGGCTCGAAAAGGTCACCGAACTGACGCCAGTCATTGCCCGGCCGCATGAAGTAAAACAGGTTAAATGCCACTGTGTATTTGCCGGGGCCGTTGTTGTAACCTACGATTTTGCACCAGTCCATCGGGAGCTCCTGCAAGAAAGCGTAGTTTATTTTGTTGTGGCTTTTGTCGACCGAAATACGCGGTGTGACGAACACTTTGCCATATTTCATGCACAGGCCGCACAGCTCATGGGCTTTTTCTTTTACACCCACTGTCTGAACGAGCCGCTGTGCCAGCAGCATGTCGCGCAATTTATCCTTTTTGCTTACCTCTGCATCGGTGTACGTGGGATATACGTACCATGAATAGGTAAGCGTATCGGGATAGGTCTTGAGGATCAGATCGTAAGTCTTGGTGCTGTACGCAAGTGACGCAGAAACCGCTCTCAGGCTCTTTTCGCTGCCGTCCGGGTTCTGCACCATTGTGCTTATCTGATCTTTGGTGAACTCGGCAGGGCGTGTGTTTATGCCCTTTACACGGGTATTCTGTATCTGCGGCCAGTTGTTCAGAAATCCAAGCCCACCGGCAGCGGAGAAAGCGGTGAAATAGTCGCTCATTCCCATGCCGCCGTACATGCTGTTGGCCTTCTGCAATATCTCTCCGAGTGCTTTATAGCTTGTCGCTGCCGGAGCTTCCATCGGCCCCATCTGCTGTATTTCCAATGTCCGCCCCACCTTTCTGCATTTTATCGAGCTCAGCGAAGAATCGCTTCTCAAAGTCCTTCATGTAATCGTCAAGCTCATTGCGGTATTTGAGTTCTTCCTCGCATCGAATTGCGTTACTTTCGCTCCATATCCACAGCCAATCAGACTGTGCAAGGAGGTATTCGAGGTCAGGCGTGACCTCTATCGCGCCCTTTGGCTTATCGGAAGAAATTATCAGTATATGGTCTGCGTCCGAGTAGAAATGGCTGAAGGTTTCCTGCAATTTCAGGTTCTTATCAGTCGTGGGAAGCGCCCACAGCTTGTTTTTCGTAATATCCATTAAACTATTGCTCCTCGGCCAAGACGTCTGACGCTCCGCGTCCTCACCGGCGCGTATGTTATCTCACTGTCGAGATGTTCAGCCGCTTCCTGATAGCTACTCTTGCGCCGGTTCAAGGATGCAAGTATTTCATCCTCTTCCTTTTTTATCATCCACATTGCATAAGTGAACGCCGACCACATATCCTTATTCACATGCTTATTTAACTCTTCTTGTGTCCACCCTGAAGATGTCCTTTTTCGCTGCAGATTGGCTATCTGCTTGCAAAATTCAGCGGTTTTTATATAGGGGTGCTGAATTTTTGAGTCTTGTAAGTCATCTTTAAGATTGTGCGCCATTTTATAGTTGCGCGTTCCCTCATGGATGTTAGTTGTCAGAATCCCAACATTCCCGTGTTCAAACTCTCTGACAGTGTAGTCTATCATATCAATGTTGGGGTCTGCTCCACCTCTGCCAGAAGTGGCGAATAAGGCATAAATACAAGGAACAGCATTGGGAAGCACATATTCTCTGTATCGTTCGTCATTGTTGACGGTGCAGAGAGGGGGGAGTCCATCATTCAAATCTGTATGAAGCTGCTGAACTATAGCTTCACCGAACTGCCACGAGTCAACTATAAGTATTGGCTCGGGAGTGCCTTCCTTGCGATATTGTGCCCACCGGTATTTCATCCGCCGTGCCTGGTCTCTTGCGGTGAGCGGCGGCATATCGGTGATATAAACACAATCCTTTTTTAATTTCGTATCGCCTTTTTGCGCGTAAGCCTTGATAACAGCTTCTGCACACAATGCGTTGCCGTTTCTCTTGCGATATGAAACGTCATTGCCTATGTAATAGCGAACGTAATCATCCCCGCAATGCTTGTCCTCCATAACTTGAACGGTTTTAGCGGCTTGCAAATACTTGTCTGCAAGCACAGGGTTTTGAGACGCGCCTGTGCATTTGCTTTCACATTCGCGCATGAACTCTTCGGCAGTCTGGCGGCCTTTTAACATGCTATAATAGCTATATGGCTTCATCCGGCATAAAACCGGTACCTGCCAAGGAATCCAAAGCGCGTATGCGCTGCCGCCCTCGTTCATCTTTTTGCGGATTTTTGCGCACTCTTCAAATGCGGGATTCTCTTTGCGGCTTGAAGAAGTGATATAGTGGATCTGGTTATCTATGTGTGAAGAATCAGGAATCCCGTTCACCATGTGCTGCAGACGGTTTGTGCCAAGTACAATTTGGTTGAAGTCCGAGAAATTAAATGGATTTTTGTCCTCCTGTGCGCATTCCTCGGCGACAACACCGCTCGTATCAAGGCCACGGTCTATGTCCATTATGAACTTTGAACCGTAGGGTGTAGATATTTTGAAATGCTCTCTGGCGTCGCTGTTTACATCCCAATGTGCAGCCAAGAGCGGCGTATTTCTCTTGTAACTCTGGAATGCCTTGGATGCCAGTGGTGCTGCCTGTGCCTCGATAGGAGCATAGTAACCAGTGATTTCTCCGGGCCAAAGGATGCCTTTATTGCATTTATCCGAGACGATACAGGTCGTTTTACCATATCCTCGGCAAGCATAGGTGAAAGTTTCCGTGTAGCGTGCCATGTAACGCTTAGTGACACGGTTCATTAGGGAATTTGTGTATTCGGGGCGATCGCCTTGACAAATATCCTCCAAAATATCTGGGTATCAGCGGCTACCAGCGAAAAAAACTCAATAGCAGCGCCCATTCGTTGGTCGCATACTTGTCATAATCCACGCCCTGCCGTGTCTGCTTTTTTACAAAAGCCCCTTGACGTCGGGAATATGTGTAGTCTTTTCGCGCCATAGCCTCACCCCCCTTACTATTCATCCGCTCTCACAAGGTCAAGCTCTTCGTATATTTGTCTTTCAATGTCGTCAGGCTTCTCCGCAAACTCGCCGTATGGATCTTGCATACGGAGCGAGGGCGGCAGGCTTGCCACCTCTGCCGTTCCCTCGTTCCATGCTGTTGCATTTTTTATTAGCAATAGCATTTGGTCGGCGGCATCGCGTGTATAACCGTATGGAGTGTGGAACATATATGTTGCAAGCTCTTTCTTGAGCTCTTCATAGTCCATCGTATGGAGTCCAGCACGTTCCACAGCGAGCGCGATGTCATCAAGCCTTACCGTGTCCTGTGGCAACTCGTCTTTTTTTCTTAATTGCTCTGCATCCTGCAAGTCTTTTATCATGCTGTGGATTTTCTTAGCATTTTCATAATTTTTTGCGTTCATTTCTCGCTGCTCAAGCAGCATGAAACTGCATATTTGCTTTATGCTTATGTCTGTTTGGCTGGAACGATAAGGACGACTTTCCACATAGGCTTCATATTTTTCCTCCATGAAGTCGTAGTCTTCGCTGGAGTAGGGGGCATCTTTAGGGCCTTTGCCCCATTTCTTCTCCTGTCTCACGCGCCCCTCAACGTAATCCTCGGCGCAGAGCATTTCATCATCGACATACAGCGTCTCCGATTTGCCGTCAAAGGCTTTCTTGATATCGGTCACGCCGTCGACGAACTGCACGAATCTCTCGCCCTTGTGGTAGCCTTTCTGACACAGGATCACCGTGTATGCGGCCCACGGATTTGTCTTTTCGTTCTGGAGCTTCTGCGCTGCCTTGAAGAGATCAGGCATATACGGCATGTTGAACTCTGCCGCACAAAGGAACATCGCAAGCTTGTAGCCGACTGTTGCTGCCCGCTGGTCGTAAACCTTGGGCTGACACTTGATGCAGTATGGGGAGTAGCGCTTTCCGAAGCGCTCAGGCAGCGTCCATGCGTTCATCTCGTTCAGCTCTTTGTCGCATAAACAGCACCGCTGCACGACTGTATTATCCGCCATGGCGCGCCCTCCTCTCCTGCAAATCAAAAACAGGCAGAGCCGCCCACGCTATATCTATCTTGAGCACTCTGCCTGAAATTTTCTATGTTCTCTTGTATGATATGACGGAAAGGGAACCTTGGCAACAGAGTCTAAACTTTTTCTTCTTCGCCAATCCTTTTATCCCGTCGTTTTCTGCGTTGAACTTTGATTTTATCGGAATTTTTGCGCCAATACTCGGCTTGATACTTGCGCATGTACTCTCGGCGCTTAAATGCCGTGTACTCTTCCGGTGTCACAAAATCACCTCCGCCGCTCGATTGTGTCGATGAAGTAGCCCTTGTCTGCCATAAGTTTGCGCTTTATGGCAAAGGTCTTGGTACTGGTACCTTTTCGCCCGCCGCCCTTGGTGTCCACAATACGGGTTGTCCAGTTCCCGTCCTCACGAAGCTCCTCGAAAACGAAGTCCGCAAAGTAGGCTATTCGCGGTATGCGTTCCCCGGTCTCGCCGTCCGTGTATGCCGGTTTCAGTAAATATTCCACCTGCAAGCGGATTTTTCGTACCTGTCCAAGCTTCTCCCGCAGAACCAGTTCGTCGTAATATGCCGCTTCGGTCTTGCTGCCGAACTTGATGCACTCTCCGTTTGACAAAAGTCGCTCGGTCGGCTGGTTGTTGTACTTCCGCTTTGGCTTTTTCTCCTGCCAAGCGCCCATATCCCGGCTGAGTTGACGAAGCGCCTCCGCGTCTTTTTCAAGGGCGGCAGCGGCGCTCTTGCTCACCTCGGAAGCGCCCTGTGCGTATCGCTGCTTGATCTGCGCCGCCGTCCGTTCTCTTGCAAGCTGCTCTTCCACGCGCTTCCGCAGCGCCGGGGGCATGTCCTCAAGACTGTCATATCTCATGTCAAATCCCAAGTTATAAGCCTTGAGTAGGGAAGAGTCTCCATCCATGCGCAGAAGTCCCTCCACTCATCAAGCTTATGACCCTTTCGTGCATGATACATGTTTCGCAGCACTGCATAGTTGAACTGCACCGTTCGCCGCTGATTGTAGCTTTCGGGAAGCAACTGCAAGATTGAATACCAAATCTCTTTTTTACTTGCTTCGTTTTCGCAAACAAAATACGAATCGCGCAATTCGTTCAGCGTGTCCACTATTGGCCTTGCAACTTCTTCAAATACATTTACGGATTCCGCATACTTGTATTTGTCGTTGAGTATATCGTTTATGCAGGTATGCGAAACGCCGAATTTCTTTGAAAGCTGCCGTCGGCTGAACATTCCGGAATCCCAAAGATGCTTGATTTCCTCGCGCTGTTCAGCCGTAAACTTTCCCTGATAGGTTTTTGCTGGTTTAGGCTGTAAGCCGTTGTCAACGGCGTGTTTTTGGTTTTCAGCCCTTGTAGTCCATTCAAGGTTGTCAACGGCATTATTCATTTTGTTTCCGTCAATGTGATTTACTTCCGGCTTCTTTTCGCAGTTTGGGATAAACGCTTCTGCAACAAGGCGGTGGATAGGAATTTGCTTACCGTGAAGCGTAACCAAAATATAATTGTCGCTGTGAACGCTTCCCGAAAGGATTCTTTTTCCGTGCCTTACTCTCCCCTGATTGCTTACATCATAGTCAGCGTCGATCCTTTTCCAAAGTTCCACTTCTTCATCAACTTCCGGCCTGAACTGCTTGATTTCATTCTTAAAGCCGGGTAGCTTGTCAAAACTGAAATCAGACATTTCAAATGGTTTGTAAAGAAGTTTGTGCATTTTCGAGCAAGAGTTAGCAACCGTGCCAACCTTGTATGTATCGTATTCAGACCACCAGTAAAGCGGCGCGGTAATGTCTAAGTAAACAGGAATCATCCGCATGAATTTCCCGTGATCTGTACCGGCGTTACAAAGTTTAACCATAAGCTTCAGGTCGTCGGGACCGATGACGAACTTTCTAAAGTCTATGCACGGCACATCATTCTCATCGAAATAGGTTTTTACCTCCCTGTTAAATTCGCTATCACTCTTGTCCCAAGAGTTTTTAGGATTTCTACAACCCATGATAATAGCCTTCCATTGTTCGGAAGAAGGCAACACCACATTCTCAATTTTTATCATTTTCAGCCCTCCAAGGTATATCGCACATATCCGGACGCTTGAGTTTCATTTCCAGCGCCCATAGGAGATTCCAAACGGCGGCGGTAAGGTGCGGCTCGTCGTCCCAACCGTCGAAGAACTTTGCCAAATGCCTTGCTCCGGAGTCACAAAGCGATGAAAGGGGGATGCCGCGATCAACGTTGTGCTCACCGTATTTCAAGGCCCCCTGTTCACAGTGCTTGGAGACTTCCATGATTGCCGCCCAAGGCAGAAGATCCATTTTACCTTTCCCAGTGTGCATATCGCGCACAGCGCCGGTTCCAAACTCTGTTCTTTCGCCGCTGTCCTTAATTTCCATCGGTTTCACCGCCTTTCTGCGCAGCTTCTATGCCCGCTACCAGCGCCTTTGTCAGCATCAGCATGACTTCTGCTGGCTTGCCTACATCGTTTTCGATGAAACTTCTGTACATGTTTGCGGTCAGAGTGCCGTACTGTGTAAGAAGGTCAGTTGACCCGCCTTGTATCAGTATTTCAAAGTCATCAGTTACTCTGAGCATTGTTTATCCCTCCTGATTGAAAAACTCAACAGCCTTGCCAAGCTGCTGGAAATAATAGCTTTTGTCTTTCTTCACTACCTCATAGTCCCCAAGGCTCACCTCTGCATGATGTTCGATTGTCCAGTACAGGGCGCGGCCATTCTCTCGGAAAAGAGGGTATTGTGTCCTCACTCCCTCGAACATCCGCATTGAGCACCGAGGTGGGTATTCTGTTTCGACCATCGCGCTACTCCCTTTACGTTAAAGGCCGCTTGTGACCGCTTTGACAGCGTTTGGACTTCGGACATGTAAATTCATTACCGAGTGCCCGAAACGCTGCTGTACGGCTTCCTGTGACCTCTGGCGGCTATCTGCGTCTTTTCGTGGTGCTCGCTCTGTGAATTTTCGTCCCATCGGGCATAATGAAGAAGTCAGCGTCGACCGGCGCGAGGTGTTCGGGCTTGCGCGGAGTATACTTTTTCTCGTCGAGGGCTTCGACCTTCTCTTTGTCAGCCCAAGCGGATTCTTCGGCGAGTTCTTTCATCTTCTCGAAACGTTCCTCAACGATACTGACGTAGATGGACATGATTGCCAGCACCGCAAATACGAGAACCGCGGTCGCTATGCAAATATCGTAAACACTCATCGTCCGCTGCTCCCGAAGCCTTTGCTTCCACGCTCGGTGGCCTCAAGCTCATCCACAAGCTCGATTACCGGGTTGATGATCGGCGTAAGAACCAACTGCGTGATCTTGTCGCCGTTCTTGACTTCGTAGCCGTGGCTGCCGTGGTTATAGAGCTTTACCTGTATGCTTCCGGTGAATCCACAGTCCACGACCCCATCGCTGGTGATGTCGTGCTTGATGTTGAGCCCGCTCTTACTCTTGAGCATCCCGGCATAGCCTTCCGGTATCTCCACATGGACGCCAGTGTCTATCACGACGCTGGAATAGGGCGGTATGTATACAAGCTTCGGGGACTTGAGGTCAAGCCCCGCATCGGTGGCATGTGCTCTCACAGGCACATAAGCACCGGGGTCAAGTGTGATCTTCATTCTTCCTCCTCATGCCAGTTATCTGGCCAGCCTTCAATTTTCTCGTCATCATCGTTGACGCAGATATCCTCCTTCATCCATGGCGGATACCCTGTGCGCTCCATACTGCGCACTGTGGGGTCATCCGGTATCAAGACCATCAGTCGTCATCCTCCCATTTTCCACGGCGACGCGGGGGAGTTGTCTTTGACCAAACCTCCTCGTCGGCTCGCATTTCCACGAACCGCATCTGATCGCCGACGAACCGCATTTGCACGGCTCCGCATCGGCCTTGACGGTTCTTCGCTACGGCGACTCCCTTTATGCCCTGCTCGACGTCAATGTTCCACAGGAAAATGACCGAGTCCGTGTTTTGCTCAAGTTCTCCGCTGTCGCGAAGTTCTGCCAGAGTAGGTCTACTCGTATCGGCAGCATTTCGGTTGAGCTGAGAGAGCGCGATTATGGGGATTTTGAGTTCCTTGGCCAAAAGCTTCAGTTCTCGGCTTATTGCCCCAACCTCAAGATTTCGGCTGTCATATTTGCGCTCACTCTTGATTAGCGTCAAGAAGTCGACTATTATCAGCCCTAAATTTTCTGTCATCCGCGCCTCTGCGCGAATCTTGCTGGTGGTAACGCTGGGATCATCGTTGATTATGAGCGGCAGGTCATACAGATACTGACAAGCGTCCGAGATACGCTTCCAATCCTGTTCGTCGAGGTTGTGGTCAGTGATTTTGTCGAGTTGTACCCCAGAAGTTTTGGATATAATTCGTTCACCTAACTCCTCGTCGCTCATTTCGAGCGAGTATAGCAGCACAGATTTTCCAGTTCTCGCCACATTCATGGCAATATTCTGAGCATAAACTGACTTGCCCACTGCTGGACGAGCTGCAATTATCACAAAGTTTCCGGCTCTCATGCCTTTAAGCAGCGCGTCAACTCTGGTGAAGCCGGTTTCCACCCTACCTTTGGGAGGCAGCGACAAACGATCCATGAGATTGTTCAGCATTTGAGACATTGTGTGACTCCGTCCGAGTTTGCCACTCATGTAGTCCTGACATATCCCGGCGATTTCTACGGCCAGACCATCCCCTGACTGGGAGGTGAGGGCTTCGTCTATCCTCGACCGAAGCCGCCGTTCCTTTGCTTGAGCGTGGATGTATTCGGCGTGATCTTCCGCGGCGGAAACCGACGGGCACATATTCATGCAGTCGACAAGAAAGGCATCTGGGTTAGGCGTATCGTGAAGAATCACGTCTCGCGCCATTACAGGGTCAAGAACCTTGCCCTCCCTAAACGCCTTAGTCGCGGCGGTGTACAGTTTTGCACAGAGGGGATTCATAAAATCCTCCGCTTGAAGCGTCCCCGCGACACGGTTTAGGTAGCGAGGGTCGATTAGATAAGCACCGGTTACGGATAGTTCCGCGTTCTGGTTATACGAAACCGCATACAGAAGCTCTTTATCATCGTTTGCCATTCTTGCGGTTCTCCTCAGTCATTTCAATCAGCAGCCGGTCGTACTTCTCCCTGAATTTCTTTCCCGAAAGGATGTTCTTTCGCCAGAAAGGACTTTGCTGAGAAAAGTGCAGAACGTCAGAGATATCCCACCAATCATAGCCATCTATGCGGTTGCACTTGTCAAAGTCTGCCGCCCAGTGCTGTTTATCTTTCTCGGTTGGTGGTTTCACGTTGGGATAGTTCTTCTCGCGTTGCCGAGCGAGGTATGCTGCGGCTTTATAGGCATCGCTGTCTGCATCGAAAACTTTCTCTTCCTTTTTGGGGCGCACGTCAGTGCCGCTTGCGGGGCTGACATCTGGTGGAGTGGCGTCATCGTCGAAAGAGGACTTTTTCTTTTGCTTGTTTTCTTTTTGAGAGTTATTATTAAATATATTATTATCTTGTTTATTATCTAAT